GCGGATGCTTTGCCGCAGCGCTCGCCGCCGTCCGCAAGTGGGGCGGCGTCCTGGAGCATCCGTGGCAATCGCACGCATGGGCTCACTTCGGCCTGAACGCGCCTCCGCGCGAAGGAGGTTGGATCGCTGCTGACTTTGAAGGCGGCTGGACATGCTGTGTCGAGCAAGGCCGCTATGGGCACTATGCCCGCAAGCCGACGCTACTCTACGCGGTCGGTGTCGATCTTCCAGAACTGGATTGGGGCATCGGGGAATCCCGGCTTGATCCGGCTGTCATCGAACGCATGGGGCTCCAGCGGGCAAAGCGTCTTGGAGAGGTCGGTGCGCGCGGCGGCGGCACCGACAGCAGCCCGCGCATCGGCACACCCGAACCCTTCAAGCAACTGCTGATCGGCATGGCTCGATCGGTGAAATCAGAAAGGCTGGCAGCATGACCTCCATGCCCACCATAGCGTCCAAGCTGACGAGAGAGGGTCTGTCGTTCGGCAAGATGGCGGACCTTCCGCTCTCCGAGCTTCGGGCCGAACTCGCCTATTGGGACGAGCTTGCAAGGCAATCGTGCGGGTCAACCCAGCTTGCCGCCAGCCGGCATGCGCAACGGTGCTTGGAGGTCATCCGAGGCCGCACCCACCTAGAGAAGGAAGCGAGCAAGTGAGCGAGGAACTGACGTTCACCTTCAACCGGCGCACCGTCGAGGATCAGGAAATCTACGTCAAAGCCTCATCGCTAGCGGAGGCATGGAAAAAGGCGCGCGCAGACGACGCCTACGACACCTGCGATTCGACCATCATCAAGACCACCTATCGCCTGCTCTCTCCCTCTCTCGAAAGCCCCCAGCCATGAACACAGATGATCGAGCGCTTGCGGACCTGAAGCCGTGCCCGTTTTGCGGGTGCCATGGTCTTTCGGCTGCGTATCCGCGCATCATTCGGGAGCGTCCGTGCGGCGTTGTCGAGTGTCACACTGACAATTGCTATGCGATGGTCGTAGCAGACACATTGCCGCAAGCCGTCGCCGCATGGAACAGGCGCGCAGACAGACTAGAAGCCTTCCACGCCAAACCGGTGGTGGGGGAGCGCGACGCTGCTGCAATTCATCACGGCTGGACTTCGTATCAGAATGCGACCCTTTTTGCGTCGAGCGGCGATCTTGCGCTTGTAAACAACACCGCCTTCCTGCTCGCTAAACAGCGAGCCGCCCTGCAATCCCCGCCTCCCGTAGTAGAGGAAGGGCGGCGGGAAGCGGCAAGCTATGACACCGCCTATGCGCAAGGGGGCCTGGACGCGCTGAATGAAGTGATGGGCGTCATGGGTTGCCAGGACACCGACGAAAGCCCCGTCTATGAAGCGGTCGAGAAGCGGCGCGAATATCTGCGCACGATGCAGGCTGACGCTAAGCCCGCCACCCTCGCGCTGACCCCCGTTGAAGGGGCGGGGGAGATCACGGACGAATTGCGCAATAACCCGGAAGCGATTTGGCTATCTCCGCGATGCGAAACCAACGACGGCAGAACGTGGGCGAATCCCGCACCGGATCGCAAATGCGATGAATGCGGTCTGCCATGGGTCAGGTACGTGCGCTCGGATCTTACCGCCCTCTCCACCCCCGTAGCCGCGCAGGGGGATGAGGACGCCAAGTTACTCGACGCATTGCGCGACCAAAGCTGGGATTTGCGTTGCTTCGACATTCCGACCGGTGGCGGTGACGCCGACGTGGGCTGGCGTGTGATCGGGCACTACCAGAGCGAGCCGGAAGAACGCGTCATCGCCGAGGAAGATCGCGACGACCCGCGTGCTGCCATCCGCACCGCCATCGCCACCCTCAAGGACTCCTCCCATGAAGGATGATGAGATGGAACGAGCGCGGGAGTGTCTAGCGCGGGAAATGGAGCGCGACGCCGACGCCATCACCGCTGGCGCAGGAGGAAGGCTGCGAAATGAGGCCGCTGCGAGCGTCTTGCGCAGCAACGCTAACGACGTTCGTAATGGCGGCGGCGACAGTCGGATAATCCGTGCCATGATCGCCTTTGCACAGCAGCCAGAGGGGTGGAGACTTGTGCCGAAGATCTGTCCGGAGGTGTGGCTGGACCGCGCTCGACGGTTGCTCGGCGCCGATGCGGGAGAAGCGCAAATTGTCTGGTCCGCCATGCTCGACGTAGCGCCGATACCAGGGGAAGAGTGATGGACGACGAACAACTTAAGATGCGTCGGGAGCGCATATCCTTAGCCGCCGAGATTATTGCCAGGCATCACATCAATCCGCTTCACGCCGCGATATCGATGCGCTCTTGGGCTGACACTGAGCGACACGCCAATGCTATTCGCGATCGGCTCCAACGCGCTATATTCGATCCTGTCCGGGTTGATCGCATCCCGCTTCTGGAGCGGCTTGATGACGCCGCAGAAAGGCTTTCGTCGCTGGGAAATGTTGCTCTCGGAAACTCTGTTGTCGAAGCGGCAATCTTGATTGGTGAGACGCTATCCGAGTTGAAAAGATTAGCCGCACTCGACGTGTATACAGAAGCAGATGGCTCTCAATGGGTCCGGCGTGAGGATATAAGCACTAAGGACCCCGCCAATGTCTGATCTATCTATAGTGGAGGTGACGAGCGAGATTCGAGATCTTGCGCGGCGCATTGTCGGAGAGTTTCGACAGAGCGGATGGCCGGCCAAGGAAGAGGAGATCGCCAACCTGATTGCCCGCCATCGTGCATCCGAAGCCGAGAGGGTCAGAGAGGCTTGTGCGAAGGTGTGCGATCGGGTCGAGCAGCAACAGGATGATGACCACGGAGCGGCCAACACGGGAGGCGCCATGGCGTGTGCCGCTGCTATCCGTTCCCTTCCGATCGGTGGGCGGTGATGTTCGGGCGTTTTTCGCTGCGCGGAACCGTCTATTAGTTCAAATCGGATCGTTCTCCATTTGACGATGTCTCGTTTTAAGGCACCACATCGCGCCGCGACGCAATAGCCGTCGCTAAAGGGAGATGGATCATGAGAGGTGTGATCGTTTCGACAGCGCTTTTGCTTGGGTTCGCAACAATGCCGGTAGGCGTTGCTCAAGCTAACTGCTATCACAATATTCCCGGACTGGGCTGCAAGAGCGGCTATGCGTCAGGCTACAATTCTGATTGTATGACCCCATGCTCGACCGCGAAGACATCGACATCCGTCAAGACAAAGACGAGCACGAAAGTAACGCGGAGAGTGATCAAGCATCGACGCTGACGCATCAACGCTCCGTCTCCCTACCGAAGCTGGGCGGGTAGGGTACGCGGCAGTGGGACCAACGATCGCCGAGATTGGCCTTTGCGTCGTCGCGCTCAGCCTCGCGGGCATCGCGATCCACTTGATCCGTTGCCTTGCGGCCCGGCGCAATCGGTAGCAATCTCCCCGCTCCACAAGGGAGGATTCGCCGATGTTCCGCTTTGCCCTCGCTCTTGCCGCTGTCGCTATGGTCGCGAGCCCGACGATGGCCGCAAATCGCTGCCGCGACGCCAAAGGCAAGTTCATCAAGTGCCCGCCACCCAAGGCGGCGCCGGCGAAGAAATGCCGTGGTGCTGGCGGTAAATTCGTGAAGTGCGGGACGCCGGGCGCGAAACCGGCCTGAGCTGACATGAGCCCGGGGTCACGGATCTCCGGGCGAATGGCGCGTCGTCCAGCCGCTCGCTTCAGCTTCAGCAAAGGGCACGAGTGAGCCGGCTTCCTCGAATACTTCCAGGCCGAGATCTGCAAGGTAGAGGTTGGCGGGATGAAAGTCGTCCGTTGACGGCTCGATTAGGATGAACGTGTCGTTCGGCTGCTCGACGCGGATGCCGTCCGGCGTCGCGGACCAGGCTAGAACGTGGTCCCTATGCGTGATCCGGTCGCCTTCGATGCGCCAGCGCTGGCCTGCGCTAGGTTCCTCGAGGAACGACCACCACCAGTCGCCTTGCAGATTGTCGAGCGCGGCCATGATGCCGAATGTAGCAAATCGGTGCGACGGCTGCATAACTTTCGCTCAATACGGCTATGGTTGCGCGCGACCGCTACAGGCCTAGTCTGCCGCTATGGCCGACTCACTCGACCCCGCTACGCTGACCGATGACGAGCTTGTCGAAGCATACGAGCGCACCAGCGGCGAGCCCGGCGATGAAGTCGCTGAGGCGTTGCTAGCCGAGATCCAGAGACGGGGTCTGGATGTGTAACCGCGCGAGGGCTCCCGGCGACGCCGATTTCCTGTTCTCTCAGTTTCGCCTGAACTGGGCGACGCCGCGTCCGATGGACAACAGGTTCAACCCCGCCGAGCTCGTCCCGAAGTCGCGCGCGCACGTAATCCGCGAGGATGAGCGGGGCAGGGGCGTCGATGTCATGGGTTGGGATGTGCTGAGCGGTGCCGCTGCCTGGCCGATGACCAACGTCCGCAACCTTCGCCTGCCCCAGTGGAAGGCGCTTGCCAGCGATCCGAAGAAGCGCTGCCTGATCCCGGTCACGGAGTTCGCAGAATGGACGCCGGGACCTGTCGATCTCGGCGACGGCAAGAAGCCGATCAAGGGCGAGATGTGGTTCGACGTGCCGGACCAACCCGTGTTCGCCATCGCCGGCTTCTGGCAGGAGATCGTCGGCGAGCGCTTCTTCGCGATGGTGACTTGCGATGCCAACGAGCTCGTCGCGCCAATCCATCCCAAGGCCATGGTGACGATCGTCGATCCCGAGCATCACGACCGCTGGCTGACCTGCGACTATGATGAGGCGCTGACCCTGCAGCGGCCGTATCCGGCGCAGAAGATGACGGTGCGCGGGCCGGACTTCCCGACCCGCGGCATCCGCGACCCTAGGCCAGCGCGAGGGCTAGCGTAGGCTCCACGCCGCGCGCACGGCCGTCTTTCACGCGGTCCAGTAACATCTTCACCCGGTAAGGCTCTTCCTCACCGAACAGGTAGTCCTGGGCACCGACGAGCAGATCGTCCGAGCAGCCCCAGAACATGATCAGCGGCGCATCGTCCTGCCACAGCTCGACATGGCGTTCGAATACGAGATAGCGGCCGACGATCTCGCGATTGCGGAAGATCGACCCGTCGCGCAGTTCGACCACACGGTTGATCTCGGGGTCTTCTTCTCCCTCGATCAAGAGCCACTGACCTTCCATCTTGGCGTGATCGATAGGCCGGGTTGCCGCGGAGAACGTCATCACGTCCTCGCGCAGATTGGCCATTGGGATCGCCACCTTGTCAGCGCGTAACTGTTCCATCGCCTGCATCTCCTGGGTCCGAATCGGGGGAGAGCCGATATACTATGTTCCGCTTTTGTTCGCAAATGGCGTATGGTCTGTCGCATGCGATTCGACCGCGACCTGATGATCTTCAAAGCGCTGTGCGCGCTGAGCGAATATGCGGATGCCTCATATGAGGGGCCGCTGAAGCCGACGTTCGGGCTCCGCTTCGCGCTGGCGTTCCTATACAGCCAGAGCAACGGCGAGGTCCGGTGCTTCACCGATTTCTGGAACGAGGTGCAGGATCCGCAGGAGGGGGCATATCACCCTGATCGTGGGCGGTATCAGCGAGCCACGAACGCGAGGACGGCGCTCAACGGCATCATGAACGCCGTGCCGCGGTGGAAGTGTCCAGGGGTACCGGACCGAATGATCAACGCCGCGCGGTCACTGGGCAATGCCGACCAGGTGTTTCGCGAGGCCAAGGCGGAGGAGGCAAAATGCGTCGCCGAATGGGAGAAGCAGGCTCGCGAGCGACGAGAGCGGCGGGAGAAGACCAAGGATTGCGGGTATCTTTAGAAGATTCCCAGCACCTTGGGCTTGGCTTTCTTGACCGCGGCCCGATCGCGTTCCTCGCAGCGTCGCAATATGCCGATCGCATCCGCCGTCCGGCCGTTCGCCTGATCGAGCCGGTTGGACTGGTCGACACCGAACGACGTCCAGCTCTTCATGCCGGCAAGTGCCTGCTTCAACTGATCGGCGATCGGCGCGGTCACCGGCAGGTCGGGAATCGGTGCCGGCGGTTCGGCGCCGGGCACACCCTTCGACCATTCGGCCGGAATCAGATCAGCGCACGCACTCGGGCCTGCGAGAATAACCGGCGAGCCGGCACAGCCCGGCACGGCCAGCAGCATCGACGCCAACAGCATCGCTCGCATTGTTGATCGCATCTTTCGTCTCCTGGACGGTCTGATCGCCCCTGCGATCGGCCGCCATGCGGTTGCCGACAGTCTCCACGGCGTCGCTTCCGGATTTGACCGCAGCGTCGGCTTGGCCCTTCGACAGCCGGGTTTCGGTTTTGGCTGTGCGCTCGGCCTGGCACGACCGAAGCGTCACGAACCCCGCGATCAGCAGCACGAACACCAGGGCGACCAGGATGCGGACAAGATTGCGCTCGACGATAGGGGGCATTCTCATCAACCTCGATTAGCGGGAGGAGGTGGCGGCGCTTCCGCAATATCGGCCGCCTTTTCGACAGCGGCGTCTGCCACCGCCGCCGCGCCGGACGCCGCGTTGTCACCGCCAACCTTCGCGCCCCAACCGTTCGGCCCCGACACATCCAGATAAGCTCGCAGATCCCGCGCCACGATCGTCAGGAAGGCGATGCAGATGCAGCCGATCAGCGTAACGCCGTACCAGCCCAGCCAATGGATCAGCTGCAGCACGATCGCGGAGCAATCAGCGATCGGTCGGCTGGCCATCTTGGTGCCGGTGACCTGAACGCCGCACCAACGCTCGGGCGATGACAGGATGTAGATCAGCCAGGCCACGAACCCGAGAAGGCCGGGCAGGCCGATCATGATCGCGACGGAGGTCCAGTTGAGCCGCTTCATGCCGCGATCCTCCCCAGCCAGCCATAAAGGAAGGCCTCGTTGGCCGCCCGACCCTCCGCCAAGCTGAGATAGCGCGCGCCCTGGAGCGCGTTCAGGAGAGCAAGGAGTCGGCGACGTCCTTCCGGCCCGCGCTTTGCCAGAAACGCACTGAGGGCGGCCCTGGTGGCATTTCCGGCTACACCATCGACCAGCAGGTCCGCATAGTCACGGCCCTGGTTATTCAGCCCATTGAGCGCGCGCTGTAGAAACGTTGCCGCGACCGGCGGCCCCATGTTGACGCCCGTATCGACGAGCTCTGCCCCGATATCGGAATCGAGCGCTGCGATCTTGTCGAAGCCCGGCGCCACGACATACTGGCGCCGATAGACCTCAATAGCGAAGTCGCGCGGCATGTCGCGCATGGCGCCCTGGTATCCCTGCTGTCGAGCGGTTGCGACGGTGATACCGTAATTCGTCTCCCCGCCGGCATCGCGCGCGTCGTTGACGTATCCGCCTTCGTTGGCCAGCACGCCTTCGATCACTTGGTCGATCGCAAGGGTCACCCGACTTTCCCCTTGAACAGCGCCCACACCGCTATCGCCGCCCCGACGAGCCAGCCGACCAGCGGAGAGTTCAGCAGCCAGCCGCCGAACCCCATCGCGCCGTCCCGGCGATTTTTGTCGGTCTCGAGGTCCGTCACCCGGCGATCGAGTTCGGCAACTTTGCCAGGGATTTCCTGTGCGCCGACGACCTCGCGCGTGAGGCCATCGAGCTTCATCGACATGTTGTTCACGTTGTGGATGAGTTCGCGCATCTGCCCCTTGAGCTCGCCCAACATCATCCCCGTCGTGTCGAGTGGTTCGGTCATGCAGGCGCCCCGCTCGAGACGGCCCGCGAAACTTCTGGAATGTGGGCGTGATTGGACATCGGCTCGCCGCAATGGGTGGGGCCGGGTATGCTGCTGGGGAGGGTGGGGAATTACGGCTGTTTCGGTGGCAATGATTATCGGCGTTCGATCGCGTTTCTGCTAATGGGGCGGGATGACGATCGGGGGATGTCGTGAATATTTTGTGTTTACTCGGCTACCATCGCCGCGACCCTGAGGCGCGGCATATCGGCGAAGGTCGGTACACGTCGGTTTGCCAGAATTGCGGCGCGCCGATGAGATGGACACCCGGCGGATGGAAGCTGGATCGATCGAAAGGCGACGGCCCGCACTAGGCCCGGTCGCCCGTTGCTGCATTCCCTCGATTGTTTGCGAGGCTGGAAAGCGATAAGGAGCGGCGATGGTAAACCATGTCCCAGATGCGACTGGCTGGATGAGCGAGACTGCCCAAGTCGTCTCGTACAATGTTACCGGCCATGCGGGCATTGCGTCTCTGGCAATCATTGCCCTGGGGTTTTTGGTGGCGCAGCTTCTCCCACGCTCCCGCAACCCTGAGAGCGATGAGGATCTTTAGCGATCGATGGGCTCGGGGGCCGCATTGAACAGGTCTCTCTGCGCGTCGAACTGGTGAAAACACAACGTTACCAGGTGGCGGTCCTCTTCAGGGATCGACGCCCAAAGGTCGTGGGCCCGCTGCACGTCGGCGGCTGTAGCGGCTTCACCCATCTCGCCGAAACCATCCAGCGCGGCGGCGGAATCGAGATAGGCCTGTTGCAGCAATGTAGGCGATTTCGTCATCGTCGTTCTCCAATTAAGCAGCAGCCCATAGGCGCTTGAGAAGGGAACCAATCTGATTGGCCTTGAGGCGCTTGTGCCCGACCTTGGCGAGGTGGATCGTGTCGCTGCCATAAAGGCCGCTCGGGAAAATGGCGGTGTATCCCGACGTCACACCCTGGACCGTTTTCCAGCCGTACAGATCGTAATAGGGGACGCCGTATTTCCCGTAGACCGCGCGCGCCTGGTTCACGACCTTGTCCTGGACGGCCAGCGTGTAGACCGCCGGCGAAGTGGGCGGGTCGGTGAGGCCGATCGGATCGGCGGTGGCGCGGATCGCCTGAATAATGGCATAACTCTTCGGATCGTAGATGGACGCGAAGTCGGTGCCGGACCCCGCCATGTCGTTCGTTTGGTCGACGCCGCCAATCACCGCGGCGAAACCGAGCGCGCGGATCAGCATCAGATAGCTCGACTCCGGTGAGCTGTCCTGCGCCAAATTGGTGACGTTGAAGCCATTGCGTCCGCCGTTGAAGAACACGCGCTGTGCGATCGCAGGGTTCCGAGCGTAGCGATAGGCGATATGGATCGCGGATCCCGTTGCCTTGGTGGACCAAGCCTTCATGCCCAGCGCGGCATCGAACGTCCGGCACCGGATGATGACCGTCATCGTGGCACTTGCGACCGTCTGCTTGCCGATATGGACGCGGTAGACACCAGCGCCGCCCGTCGTCCCCGAAACTTGAGCAGTGATACGCGTGCCGCTCACCGCGGTGCCACCGCTGATGATGTCGCCCGGCGCGAGCGCGGTGCCCGTTACGCTACCGGTAACAGTCATCAGGTCATCAGCAATCGACGCCGTGAAGGTCGAGACGGTGCTGGGGATGCTGGTCGCTGCGTTCTCGTTACAGGCGATGGGCGTCGTCCCGCCATCGATCGACACTTCGGCATTGCCGTAGCTCGCGTTAGTATAGATCGCGAGATGAAAGCGCGAGGTCTGCCGCGACGATGGCGTGAAGGTGATGACCGTCCCCGTCGGGACAGCGATGTACTCTCCGCCGAACGTCACGCCGCCGAGCGTTGGTGCAGTGCCGGTATAGGTGTCGCGTGGATCATACGCATTGGTTCCGGCAGAATAGACCGAGCTGTTTTGGCTTACGATTGCATCGTCGGTTACCGCATAGCCCTGGCTCTCCAAGTCCGCGACCATCTGCGTCATCCACGCAACCGCGCGAATGTTGGTGCCGGTCGCGACACCGCCCTCGTGCGATGGACCGGCTACGCCGTACGGGACGTGATCGATGACGCCAGCCTGCAGCAAACGCTCCTGACTGAGGACGTGCGGAAACTGGGTCGAGCCGACATAATTCTTGAGCAGCGTGTCCAGCGCCGGCGAGGGCATGGAGGTGTACTTTTCGTAGAGCGCCTCCGCAGTGATACGGCCGCCCGTGTCGATCTCGTACCAGCCAACGATGCCGTTGAGCTGGTTCGCGCCCGAGGTGTTCGTGGTCGACGGGTGGCCGAGTGTGGCGGCCGTGACCGCAGCGCCGTTGTTGTAGCGATATGGGTGCGACGACTCGACGCGATTGCCCCCGCCGAAATCCATGGTGGAGGTAGCGTCCCAAGTCCGACCGATGGTCGCGCCGGCACTGAAGGTGTCCGAGCCGATCGTCGTGAGCGACGTCTGATTTGCCGGGTCATAGACAGTGAATTGCGTGTCACTGGCGGCGTATCCCGCGGTGACGTTATTGAGCCCCCAAAAGCATGGCGAGCGTGCGTAGCTTCGCCCGGTGACATTCGACACACCCATCAGCATGTAGCCGGCTGTCGTGTTGAGCAGCGCGATCATGGTGGACGTTGCGACAGCCTTGTCCGGCTCGCGGATACCAGTCGTCGCGATAAACGGTACAGCCTCGGTTGCGGTCGGCGACGATGGGTTTTGCTGCAGGTTGAAATAGGTAACCGACCCCGAGACGGTAACCGCGATCGTGCCTGCCGTCGTGATCGTAAGGACGATCTTCGCGGCCCCCGTACCGTTGCAATTGGCGGTCGCGAAGCCCGATCCAACGGCCGTTCCCGCGGCTACGGTAACACTCGCGCCAACTGGCCCCCAAACAAGCAGGATGGCCGTGCCGACCGCAACATTGCCCGCGGTCGTGTGGGTGGCCGGCGCGGTCGGGTTGGACAGATACTGCTGCGCCCGCATGTAGGAGAGAAGGCCCTTGCCGACGCGTATCACTGGTACGTCGTTGGCGAACGACGAATATGCATAGGTATAGGGGTCGGTTTCGAGCAGATCGGTCGAGGTGCTGCCCCGCGTGAACGTCCAATGGTCGGTCGGGAAGACCGCGCCGGCAATCCGCAGGTCGCGTCGCACGCGCGTGGACGGAATCGAGGACGACGCAAGAGTGTACGGTTCCCCGGTCGCCGGCCATCCCGCGGCCGTCTTCGGGCCGTAGCGAACGCCCGCTTTGAGGTCGCGGTAATAGTCCCCAGTGACCCCGATGGACGACGGCGGGGAGCCATAGCCATCGATGGTGGAAGTGGCATGCCCGTCGGCTCCGGCCGGCCCTGTCGCACCGGTTGCGCCGGTGGCTCCAGTCGGACCGGTTGCGCCCGTTGCACCAGTTGCGCCTGTTGGGCCCTTGAGATTCGCCGCGAAGTCGACGTCGATCGCCCAGGCTCCGCTTTGGTAGATCCAATAGGTGTTGTTTGCGGGCGTCGGGTCGTCATAGACGCGCGCCTGCTTGCCTTCCGCTGGCGCCGGCGAGGTCGGCAAGGCTGCAGCCGTCGCGTATTGAGCGATCCCTGAAACCGCGCCCGCGAGCGCCGTATCGATCGCCGTCCCCAGCGCCTGAATTTCATGCTTTACCGGCTTGTGAGCACCAGATGCCGGGACGCCGTCAGTCTCAAAGTCGCGGAACGCTTCGCCGAATTTATCCGCTATCGTGCCCATGACTGTCCCGACCGTGAAATAGGGGAACGGTTAGGCTGGCGACCCCAGATCAATTACGGCTGATCACTCTGGGGAATCCTGCTTGAGGTTGTGGCTGATCACGCCGCCGCTGACATAGGTGTGGGCAGTGTCGACGGTGATCTTGGCGACCATGGCGCTACCATCAGGCGATCCGAGCGCATCCATGCGCACCCAGCTGTCGCCGATCCAGATCCGATGGGCCGCCGTTGCACGCAGCACACCGGTCCCGATGTCGAGGGCCAGCACCGGCTCGTCTACGAACGTCACCGCCGCGACCTGATACGCGCCCCAGTCGCCAAGCGAGCCGTCGTCAAGTTCGGGCCGCGTCCAGACCCAATGACCGATCGTCAGCAGCTCGGCACGGATTTCCGCGCCGGCGCCGTCGTGCGCTTCATTTGCGAGTAGGATCGGGACCTCGACGGCGACGCAATAGCCACCACCGCCACCGCCACCGCCGCCGCCGACACCACCGCCACCGGTCGAGATCGTGAAGCTGTCCTGCGACGAGAAATTCAAAAGATCCGGCCGCGTAGTCCATGCGTCGTAGGCCGCCCCGATGGCATAGAATGTGCCAGCGGCAAGGTTCTGCAGATAGGCCGGCGTGCCCTTGAAGTAGAATAGTGATCCCTGTGTCATCGGGTCGAAGCCTGAGACGGTCGAGGTGGCGATGACGTATCCGACTACGCCCGGCTCGGTGGAGAGATCGAACGTCACCGCGGATTCGGTCGTGCCGTCAGCCGCAGCGAAGGAGGTGATAGCGGCTGGGGCTGCTAGTGTCAGAGTGGTGGTCGACGCCGCCGTTCCTGCACCAGCGCCGTTCACGCCAGCGACCGTCGCGACATAGTCTCGGCGAATGCCGTCCGACGTCGCCTGTAGAGAGGTGTAGGCAACAGTCGGCGTTGATGTGACGATCGTGCGGATGGGCGTCGTCAAATCGCCAGGATCGTAGAACCGCCAGCGATAGGAGGATGCTCGAGCAATGCGGGCCGTGGTCAGGTTGAGCGCGTCCGACCAGCTTATCAGTGTGATTGCGGATGCCGCGTCGGGTGGCGTCGCGTCGGTCGCGGTGCCGACCTCTGTTGCCGGCGACGAGAACGGAGAAATCCGCCCGTCACCGACCTGATAGGCGGCCTCAACCTCGACGGTCTGATGCGCCGGCACGAATCCGGTCTGCAGTGTCACCGACGTGCCGGGATCGACGTCGGAATATTGCGCCTCGTTCCAGCTGGTGTCGCCGACTACCCGCCAGCGCGCGTACCAGGTCAGGTCGTCGCGGTCAGGCGCCGTGACGTCGATCGTGACGCGCACGCCGGTACCGTCGTCGGAAACCGCCGAGAAATCCGCCGCAGCCGACGTGATGATCGGCGCGTCGAGTGGCGCCGGCGCGAGCCGGTTGCCCACCGGCGCCGGGTCGCCTTCCTCTGTCGCCGGGTTCCATGCGTACATGTTCGGGTCCGCCAGCACCCAGTTGAAGGTGATTCCGCCCGTGATGGGGTTGCGCTTGACCGGCGCCACGATCTCGACCGCGGCGTCGAGGAACGTCGTTCCAGCTTCCTCGATCGTCAGGTGGATATAGCGTTGGCCGAGTGCGACCTTGCCACCCGAGGTGGTCGTGATCGTGCCGCGTTTGGCCGCATTGGTGCGTGCCATTGCAGGCTTGGCCAGTCGACGGGCTTGGGAATGCGTCGGCACCTGGTTCGCAATTTGCGTCGCCAGCACCTTGCCGCGCTCGGCGATGTCGTCCTCGTCCACCCATGGATCGGTGTCGACGACGTTGAAATCGTGATTGGCCGAGACGTAGGTGACCGAGATCGAGTTGATCGCCGATTCCTCGTCGACGCCATCCTGCAACGAATAGCCGACGATGAGATCCGGCCCGATCGTGACCGTCGGCTCGTAATAGTGCCCGGCATAGACGACCAGTGCGCCATCCGAGCGCGGTGCCAGCCAGCCGTCGCAACAGGCCAGTAACCCGCCGACGACCGACTTATGTTCGTCGGTGTGCTTGTGGGCGAGACAGGACCGATAGCGCGGCTCCGTAGCTGGCGACCCCTCCGACGATGACCATGCGACTTGCGAGCCGACAGGGTGATCGTGCGACAGCGGACTACTCAGACCAAGCACCAGCCCGGTAATCGACGTCACCGTGCGCGTCTCGGTCAGCGAGGTGTCACCGGTTGCCGAGATGACGATCGTCATGCCGGTCGTCAGGCCGTTCGCCGTGGTGACCGTGATATGATCGCTACCATCGTCGGCTTTCTCAGCGAGGATGGTCTGCACGCCCTTGAGCGGCACCGCTTCATCGCAGACATCAGCTGCCGCAGTCCAATGTGCCAACGTCGGCACAAAATGCGTCTCCCAATCCTTGTTGTCTCGGACCAGCTCGTAATGCGCGAGATGAAGGATGGCGTTCTCGGTGTATTTCCACGTCGAGCGATCGGTGACGGACTGGCTGGGGTCGCGCCAATCGAAGCAAAGCTGACGCTCCAGTACCAGCGACAGCGGCATGTTGTTCGGCCCGCCGCTCGGAAATATCATCTGGAAATATTTGGCTTTGGTCGGGTTCGTCAGCACCGCCCCAGTGCAGACGCCGTCGCCGCGGTGATCGCTGGTCCACTGGTCCGGAACCTTCGCGATGACCTGGCTATAGGCGGTTTCGGCATCCTCGCCGAGCCGGGTGAAAACTTTGACGATATCGCTGTCTTCACCGAACTGCCCGGCCTCGCCGGCCTGAACGCGACCGTCGGGAAGCACGACGATCTTGATGTCGGCCAGGTAATGGCCGGTGATCGCGTTGACCCGACCGTCATGGAAGGCCCCGACGTCGACCGCGACGCCGTCCTTGTTGGTGACGTAGAGGGCATAGGCCATGTAATGGCGGCCCAGTCCGTAGCCGGACACCCGGGCAGGGGTCGGTGATTTGAGCGCGGTTTCGGTCAGGTCCGGCTTCGGGGCATGCTGGGTGAGCCCGGTGATGCCGCCCACCAGCAGGCCGAGCCCAGTTGCCGCCAGTGCGAAATTGCCGGTGACCGCGCCGACTACCAGCGCGTTGATGCCGAACCATATTTTTAGAATGCTGCCCACGACCTTGCTCATGGCCGCCAGACCTTGATCGGCTCGGCGGGCACGCAGACCAGTCCATGAATGCCGAGCATAGCCCAGCGCTTGCCCGTGTAGATCGCGCAGACCTGCTCGTCGCCGTGATCAGTAAACTCGTTGACGATGCCGACATCGCCGAGCGCGGCGTTTTCTACCTCAGGTGCGTCGATATCAGCCATCCCGCGCGACCACAGCGCAACGAGCCCGCCGCCCTCTCGGATGGTGCGCAGGGCAGCAAATTCCGACGTGTAGAGCGGTCGCAGGAAGTCCATGGGATCGCCGCGACCGCGGCGGATGCACCATTCCGCGGCGAACCGGCAGCAATCCCAACGACCCCATGCCCAGGTCCGCGAGATCGCCGATTGGAGATAGGCGCCGAGATCGGTCATTTGCTGTCGCTCGGCCCGAAGCGTCGACTCGTCCCCGACGAGATTCCCGCGATGTGATCGAAAAACCGGTCGGTCGGCGATCGCCTCCGCTGGTCGCTATCAGTCCAAAACGAGACCGGCGCCCGCGACCGATCGGTAAAGTCGGTGCCGATCGAGAGGGTGATCGACCGCGTCGTGCCCTGCCGTGCCGTCGTCAGCGTATCGGCGCGTAGAACCGCGATCCATTCGACGTCGGAGATCTGCCAGTCGTCATCGAAATAGACGTTGCCGATATGGACCTTGGCGCCCTTGACCGACGGCGCTTCCTCGATAGCGAGCGCGAGGGTTGCGGCACTGACACCCGACACCGTGATGTCGAGGCGCGATGCGGTGCCGTTGATGCCCTGGTCGAGCTCGGGGATGTTCACCAGCGCGCCGCCGCCTAGGTAAGTGGCTGGGGCAAGCTCTACGATGTCGGCTGGGATGACGAGATCGCCGACGCCGGACCAGATTCGCGCAACCGGATCGGACGCGATGCGGAATAACACCGACTGCCTCATGACTCCGGCGGCCGCATATCCTCGGTGAAGCTGGCGGCGCAGGAGGTGAACCGGCCCATATCGGTGGTGTTGTCCGCCGTTGCGCCGGTCAGCATCATCTGGCAGCGCGGGGTGTCGAACTCGAGCGCCGTTCCCGCGGCGACCGCTTCACGCAGGGGCGGCCGAAAGGTGATCGTGTCGCCGTCGATCGACCTGACGCGATAGGCGCGCCATCCCCAGTTCGCGTGCTGGATTGAGAACAATTCACCGCCGATCAGCGGCGTCGTCGACGTTCCCGATATCTGCAGCGTTGTCGCGCGCAATGCCGCGTCCACCGTCGTCTCATAGTCCGCGCTACCGCTTTCGTAGGGCGTGTCGTCGTCAAACGGTGTGTCATCGCTGTGCGTGACGGTCGCGACGGCGCCAACGGGCTGGAACCGACGCTCAGCGCACAGCAGGACGATGAACGCCTCCCCGGCATCGGCATCGCTGATGACGCGCCAGGCGTTGCCCGCAACCTTCGTGCGCGCCGTCCCATTACTGAAATCGGCTTGCAGATATCCGCCGCCATCGGGTTCGACCTGGTCAATTATGCCGCTGAGCGCCGTCCCACCGTCGAGAACATGTCCGACGCGGCGGATGTTCGTCGTGCGGAAGCCGAACTGACAGAGGTGGAGAGTGCGCACCGCTGTGCGATACGCCCGCGCGCGGGGCCAGAATTACGGCTGATCAGCCCGCGACCTCGCCGTTGAAGGTGGTCGTGACCATCCAGGCCGACGCCTCGGTTGGGTCGGACGTGGCCAGCGTCTGCAGCCATTCGAGGCGCAGTTTTAGATCGCCAAGATCCAGCGTCGTGCCGTCAAGCGCAGTTTCGATGGCGGCGCCCATATCGTGGACGTTGTCCTCGGCCGGCTTGATGACTGTGCCGGCGCCGTCGACCAGGTCGTGTGAGAATGCCTGTACGGAGACCCGGTAGCTTGCCGATCGCAGTCCGGACAATGCGAACGGAGACGCGATGAAGGTACCAAACCGCGCGAATTCGGTTGGTCGTGTCGCGGGAACGGTGCCGGGATAGATCGCGGCCTTGTCGATCAGCGCGGTAACGCCATCGTTCGCCTTCAGCGCCGCCATCATCGCCGCCCGGACCTTGAGCTTTGATACCGCCATCAGCCGTTGACCTCGGCCACGAAGCGCTTGCCCAGTTCGGCGACGACGTCGTGGCGCGCGCGCTCGACCGCCGGTTCCATGTAGGGGCGGGGTTCGACATTCGCTCCGCCTTTCTCAATCCATGCGTGCTCGCTGTCGGCACTCACGCTAGCTCGGATCGAGTCGCTCAGTTCAATCAACTCCGTAGCATGGATTGACTGGTCGAGATCGTGGCTGTCGGCATTCGGCGGCTGGCCTGGTGCAGATGGGATATGCCCGGGCCCTGAGATGCTGTCGGCGCGGATGCTGTTCGCCGCGTCCTCAGCGATTGCCTGTGCGCCGGCCTCAATGACATCGCCAAGCGCCGGCACGACGCGATGACGTGCCAATCTCGCTAGCCTGGCGCTATGATTGTCGGTGAAGCGGATCATGCCCGCCGACCTTTACCAACCCAGCCGATCGCGGCCGGATCGCGCTGCAGGGCGCTGACGAGCCATTCGACGCGAAAATCCGTCGGCGCCCTTGCGTCCGTCACCCTGACACGCGCGTCGGCATCGATTGCACCATCGAAGCTGCCCGACAGGATGATGAAGCGGTAATCCTTGTCGGTCCAACCCTCGGGCCGGGAGCGTTCGTCCATGGCGTCGATCTGGACCGTGCATGCGATCTGCGCCGGCGGCAGACCGGGGATGAAGTTGCCGTCGTCATCATGCCCGCCCGGCGTGCCGGTGATCAGCACAACGCCATCATAGAACGGCGCGCCCATCGCGGCAGATGCCATCTTGGCAAGCGATGCGAAGGCGCCAGGGAGGTTCACCAGCAGACCCAAGGCGGCAGCGGACCGGCGTAGCCGTTGAAGCCATATCCGCACGGCACGACACCGGGGGCGGTCACGCCCATGCTCGACACATTGCGGCGCAGCAGGGCCAGGTACTCCTGCCCATAGGTGGTCGATTCCCATCCGCCGGCGACCTGCGCCTTGATCGCTTCCTCGCTGAACTGCGCCTGGAATGTGCCCGATTTGAAGGACGTCACGCCCGCCGCGGCGAACCCGGAAACGTCGCTGCCGACGATGCCGACCACGCCTGCCCTGGTCATGTTGTGCGCCGCCGCAGCGATCAGGGCAGGCGCGTAATCCCCCTCGGTCCAGGTCTGATCGACGTAGCGATGCGCGTCCGTCAGCCAGTAGTCGATCGTCGCATCGTCCACCGCGGCAAACGCTGGGTAGCGCGCCTTGAGGTCGGCGGCAGTCGGTTCGGTGTACGGCATTTCTACCTCATGCAAAGGGCCGCCCCACGCGAGCGGAGCGGCCCCTTTCCCCGCGACGAAATTGGTTCAGGCCTTCTTGGTCGCCGCTTCGAGCTTGGTGGTCAGGTCGGCGTTGGCCTTGGTCAGCGTGTCGACCTGCTCCTTCAGCGCGGCGTTTTCGGCCTGGACGGATTCGACCAACTCGGTGTCGTCCGCAGACGTCGTATCTCCGGCCTTGCCGAGATCGGGCACGTCGCCGACGATCGTCTTGGGATCGATCTCGACCGATTGGCCGGGCTCGATCCAGCGGGTGACGCCGCCCTGGACATTGATGCCCCGAGGCCCAGCGGTGTGGTTCGTGAATGTCTTCATGGTGCCGATCCTCAGATGTTGTCGCGATAAGACATCGTCTTGGGACGATAGATCTCGAGCTGGCCGACATTCATGATGCCGTCGATCCGCCACGCCATCGACGAGATGGGGAACTGCGGCAGGAACTCGTAAAGGCCGGGCAGGAAGAACTCCATGTTGTCGGGGCTCTTCTCGTAGGCGACCATGCGCCGCGTGCTGCCCGCGCCGGCGGTTTCGAGCTCGCGGCTCGGCCGGATGTCGAGTGCCTGGCCGGTCATCGCCGTGTAGCTGTTGTTCGCCTTCAGGTAGGTCAGCACCGACTCGCCGACATTGGTCAACTGGGTGTTGTTGGCGACTAGGAAGGCAGATGTCGGCAGCAGCAGCGCGTTCGGCATCGCCGTCTCTTTCGAGTTGACGATCACATCGTTGAGCGCGGCATTCACGTCGGCGAGCATCTGCGCCGGCGTTGCAGTGCCCCATGTACCGGTCGGCGCATTCGCCGTTGGAACCGACGCATTGTTGATCATGCCGGTGAAGTTCTTTTCGGTCGAGCCGCGAATGACCCGGTCGTAGACGAACTTGTCCGCAACCATGTGCGCGGCCGAGGCTTTGCGTGGGCTGAGCGGGATACCAAGCCGCGAGACGCGGTTCACTTCCTGCAGGCTGAGCTCATAGCCGGCGCCCGCCAGGAAGAATGCGCTGGTGCCCTGCGAGAAGCTAACCCCAACGTTCGGGATATCGAAGCCCTTGCCCGAGATGTAGTCGGCAACGCCGGCGACGTCGCCCGACGTCACGATCGTGCCGATGTCCCACATGTCACCGTCGGTATTGACGGGCACCAGGCCGGCATAGTCGAACGATGGGTACTTCTGCTCGAGGACGGCGGTGTGCATCCGCAGCAAGGGCGCCTGGACGAATCCGGCGGCCTGCTGGGCGTCCTGAAAAATGGTGCCGGTCATCTGTCTATTCCCCCTTACGAACGGGTAACGCGGAGGCGCACTGGGCTCCCGCTCACAATGGTCTCGTCGTATTTCGCCGGGACGAGGAAGTTGGCGCCCGAGTTGCTGACGTTGGTCCACAGCCCCGCGGGCGTGACATAGGCGGCGTCGCCGTCGGCCACGTTCACGCTCGGGATGACGAAGATAACGCCTTCGTTGAGCAGCCCGGCCGTCGAATACTGGGGATAGATGTCCGCCGCAGTCACGCCGTTGGGCATGACACCGGCGTCGGCGATCGTGACGCCCATGAAGGTGCCGGTCGCGGGGGTCGCGGTGACGCCATGGTCACCCGATCCGCGCCACGCGGCCTTGCCGAACGCGATGCCCGCGGCATCCTCGACGGTGCGGCTGATGCGGTTCGACGTCTCGCCGTCCGCCACCATGCCGGCGAAACCGCGGGCATAGTCGGTCAGATAAGTGCTCTGAATGGTGATCGACATGTCAGTGGATCCTTACTGGGCGGTCGCGGTGGAGGGGGCCTTCCACGCATCGGAAAGGGATGTCTTCCGCTTGTCGCGGGCGGCGGCGTATTCGGTCTGCGCATCGCCGAGCACGACCGGCGACCCGGCGATCCCCGGCGCGACATCGGTGGCCTTCACGTCCTTGGTCAGCGAGGCGAACGACGCGGCGTACTGCGCGTCGGTCCAGCCTTCGCGTAGGCTCCCGTCGATCTTGCCGTCGACCACCGCCTTGATGATCGCGGACTGGTCCATCGCGTCGGTGACGGTGACGCCGAGCGCCTTCGCCTTGTCCGCGATCAGCGCATAGGCTTTGGCGGCATCGCGCAGCTTGGCGGGGCTCGACGCGTCGGCGAGCTGCTGGGTCAGGGTGACCTTTTCCGCTTCGAGCGTCGCCTTGTCGGTCGTCAGGGTGGCGACCTGCGTTTCGAGGCCGGAAACCTTGGACAGCGCGCCATCGCGCGCGGCCAGGATGGTGGTGATCGTCGCCTTCGCCGTGTCGGCGTTGGACACGTCGACGGTCAGCCCGTCGATGAGCATGGTAATCACGGGCTTCTCCGTCTTCAGGGAATCGAGAAAGGATTGGGGGGCGGAATCGCAGCGCGCTGCGATCGGGATTGCGCACGTCGGGCCGGCACGACCGCGGTCAACGATGGCGGAATGGTTGCCGGCGATGTTCTCTTGGCGGGCCTGACAGACTGTGCCGTCGGGCGCCTTGAAGTCGCCGAATTGGAGCGCGCTCTGGTAGCCGTTGGAAATCTCGACCTTCCCGGCCTCGACCTTGGCAATCATGGCGGCATCGGTGATCAGCAGATCAAACGACAGGTGGTCGCCGTCGCGCATCGCGCCCATAATCACGCCGCGCGCATGGTCGCGCCAATTGCTGGCTGTCACCGCTTCGTGCGGATGGTCGTCGGTGATCGGCTTGCCGATGAAACTGTGCGCCGCCTTGGTGTCGAACACCGTGTTTTCGTCGCGCAGCACATTGACCGATGCTTGGTCGCGAAGGCCATGCGAGTTATCGGGGTCGATCTCGGAGCCGGAATATTGATATACGCCCGTCCGAGCCGCGCGCGCACGAACGGCCATATATCCGTCGGCAGTGCGACGGGGCGTATCGAGCGTGAGGCGATCGGCCATGAGCATGGCCGCACCGGTTATATGTGCGCGTGCGGACCGATTACGGCGGGTGGAAGCATCTCTTTGATGAAGATTGCTCCGGATTGGACGTAATCCTTCTCGAGGGGTAGTTGCATTTCCGTTCGCTAGCGATAGGAATTCTCCAATGGGTGGGACTGACGATGCTCGGCGCGTGCTTTTGCCGGCCGCGCCGATCAATGAGATGGGCATCTCTGTGTTCTCGACGGGCCAGCTCGTCGATCCGTTCCGCATTAGCGAACTGCACCGGCGCTTTGCAGACGAATTTCCCGTCGTTGAGCGCCAAATGCCTGTGGTGGGCATGGACAATTCAGAATTTGTCGGCGCACCGCCGATTATGCTTCCCGGCGATCTCGGCGCGCCACCGCGCTGGTGGTTCATCGAAGAGAGTGGCGAGCGATTGTTGCAGGCGCAGGAGCGATTCCTCGGTTGGAACTGGCGACGGCGCGCGCGAGCGACTTCGTATCCGGGCTTTGAAAAGGCGCTCGACGGCGCCTCCGAATACTTTCGAACGATTTCTGACTTTCAGCTGGAGCATGATCAGGAAGTGCCTTCGCTGACCTCAGCGCAAGTTTTCTACGATAATATGATCATTATGAAACCAGACGGGGGCGAGCAGAGGCGGGTCGAAACTGTATTCAGGCATTGGAGGTCGTTGGAGCCGCGCCCGGCAATCGGCTGGAACGTCAATTGGCTCGAGCCAATGAACCCTGAGAATTCAGAGGATCGATCCGTAGTCGCGATCACAATGGCTTTGGGGGCTACGATCGAACCGAACCACCCAGAACCGCGGCCGGTGTTGAAATTGGCTTTCAACGCCGTAACTGGCACCGTGGCGTGGGAAACCCTTCGCTCTTTTGCTCTCAAGGCACATGACCACATAAGCGAGCGCTTCAAGTCGCTTTTGACCGACGAGATACTCGCCGAATTCGAGGACGGATGATGCAGCAATCCCTTGCATATAAAGCTGCCACAGCAGCGACGGCGTTCGTCTTCTCTACGACCGGCATCAGTGCACAGGCCGCGAATATCGGAAGTCTATCGAACTTTCTCGGTGGCACCGGACCGGAAGGGCGCAAGGCGAGCGCGGCGCAGTCGTGGGTTGACGCACATGCTGCAGCGATCCGCGCATTAACGCCGAATTGGGATGGGTACGGCGCTGACCCTATCAAGCCGTCAACTCTTGATCAGATCCTGCAGTATCTGAAGCTAGCGCTACCCGAGGGAGGTAAGGTCGGCGCACTTGTCCCTGGTGCCGATGGTTCTGTGCAGGCGGAATGGCATCTTAAGGCGCTTTCGATTGGTCTTCTCGTGGAAGAAGGCGGAGCTGTCTCGTGCTGGGTCCGGCAGGCGGGAAGCAGTGACGAGGTGGAAGCGACGGGCTTACAGGCGGTCGAATTGTTTCGCAGCATTGCGAGGACAGACTTCCGGTAATGGTCTGCCTGATCATTCAGGACTACTTTGGGCTGTCGCGAACCGACGACTTGGCAATTACAGCCAAAGAGCGTCTGCTGCGCCATTGCAGGAGCCCGGTGCAGATTGTTCCTTGCGAAATCAATGGCCGTAAGATTTCTGACCAGGCGTTCAAAATGAAGCCTTCGGAGCCTGGACTGTCCGTGGACCTCGAACAGCTTTTGCTGAATCAGGGTTTGCCCACCACCTACCGGTACCGCGCCATGCCAAACACTTTCGCTATGCTGGCAGTGACCGCGGATGATGCCAGAAGGTGCGCTGGTGGAGTTGCATGGACGCCGAAGCCTGCGGAACCGCTCTTGAACACCGCTTCGGCCACCGCAAATCCGTATCATGGCGAAATAATAAAGCCGATGACTTCCAAGTCTGCACGGGACCTCTACTATCGGTCAACTGTCGTACAGTCCGATCTTGCGTCCGCGGCCTGAAACATCAAACGATTGCCGTACGGCACGCTCACCCCTTCAACGTCTGAGCCTGTGCGATGACGCCGGGCGCTTGCCCCGCCGCAGTGCTGACCGCCGCCTCATAAGCCTGCCGTGACCGCGCATCGGCGTACTGCATGAACTGCCGCATGGTCTGCTCATCGGTGCGCGCGCCGGTGAAGTCGGCATGAATCGGTTGGACGACGAGAACCTGCGACGGCTGACTGTTCACCCGCCCATTCGCCGCCCCAATGTTCGGTCCGATCGCGAATGGCTCGCCACGATTCACGCGCGCGAAGGGCTGGCCGTTCAGCGAGAGGACGTTTCTGTCGGTACCGTAGTTGCCGCCGATGATGCCGCTGCCACCGGTCGCGAATGCCGGCAGGAACTGCAACAGGCTGGCAGCCGAACTCGGGCTGAACGCCGAGCCGCCACCGCCCCAATCGGCGCCAAGGTTGCCGGCTAGGGCGCTTCCACTGCCGCCGCCGCCGAACAGACTACCGAGCGAGGACAGGATGCTGCCGAATCCGCCGCCACCTCCGCCAAGCCCAGCCGATGCACCCTGTTGCGGAAAAAGCATGTTCGCGAGCGGGATCAGAAGTTCGCGCTCGATGCCGATCTTGATCAGGTCCTGGAGGAATTCGCCGGCGATCCCGTGCAGGTGCAGGAACTTCGCGACCGCGCTGGTCAGCCCGTCGTCAAGCCTCTGCAGCCCGGACGCAGCGGCGTGCTCCATGGCTTCGTTGACCTGGCCCATCGTGTTCGGCAGCGACGACAGGTAATCGGCCAATGGGCCGCGGTTCTGGGCATCGATCGTCGCGGACCTCCCGGCAAACCGCTTGTCCTGCGTTTTCAGGGTGCGGTTGGCTGCGTTGAGATCGCTGGTCGACACGGAAGAGTCGTCGTTCGCAGCGCGGTCGATGGTGTAGTTCGCGCCGAGCGTTTCCTTCTGTCGTTCGATCTCAAGGATCTGCTTTTCCAGGGCGGCGCGCTCTTTGACGGTCTTCGCCAGAGATTCCTTGTCGCGCAGGATATCCTCCTGCGCGTCCAACTCGGCGATCGCAGCATCGTATGTGCGCCTCATCGCCTCGAGCACCTTGTCGCGCTCGATTGCGGTCAGCTGGGCGTTGTGCGTATCGTTGAGCTGGCGTTCCAGCGCGTCCGCCTGGGCGCGTGTGAGTTGCTTCTGCTTAACCTGCAGCTCGATGTCGGCTTTCTGCCGCGCCGTGTCGGTGTTGAGCTGCTGCTCCTTGATCTCCAGACGTGCAAGCTCATCCTGCGTCTGATCGGCCACGGCCCGCAACTGCTCGTCCTGCAGGCGCGCCATCTCATCCGTGAAGCGCTTCGCTTGCTCGTCCGTCTTGTCCTTCGGTCCCCTTGGACCCTTCGGCGCGAAAATCTTGCTCAGGTCGGGTCCGCCACCGGCGGGAGCGGTATCATTGCTTTCTGCATCGAGCGCCGCAGCACCCTTCACGCCCTGGAACCGCTGTTTCAGCGTTGCGAGGGCGTTGGCGCGGCCCTCCTTGGTGTTGTCAACATAGCCAAGACCGTCGACATAAATCTGCCCGCCATACCCCATCGTTCGGCCCGCCGTGGCCAGGGTCTTCGCGCCGCGGGCAATGCTCTGCGAATTTTCGAACCGTCCCTGCGGCGTCGAGTTTAGCAAGTCGATCGCCGCCGCCTTCTGGTCGTCGGAAGCCATGTCGCTTTGGAGCACGCGACGCGCGCCAAAGCGCTGCAGGGCCGCGAGCGCAGATATCGCGCTGCTCGCCAGCCGGAAGAACGACGTGGCCAGCTGGTCAATCGCGCTCGCATTCGTGGCGACGAATCCGGCAAGTTGGCGCTGCAGCTGATCATTCAACTGTCGGAGATGCGCCGCGGTTTGTGCTGCCCGCTGGATCTCGCGATTGCTGAGCGCGGTGCCCGTGGCGTCGATTGCCTCAGCCATCTCGTTGAACGAGCCAGAACCCTTCGACAGGATCGGGTCGAGCTTACGCAATTGCTCGCCACCAAGCGCGGTTTCGAGTGCCAACCGCCGCGCCTGGTCGGGAATCTTCGACAGCTTGTCCATGAACACCGGCAGGATATCGTTGAGCGACTTATAGCCATCCTTCGCATTGCCGAGGCCGATCCCCAGCGCCTTGAAGATCTTAGACTGCTCCTGAGACCCTTCTTGGGCCTTGCCGATGTTGGACGCGAGTTGCCCGAACCCCTCCTTCAGCTGCTCGGTCTTCACGCCGGCGTCTTCGGCAACGACCCGCCAGATCTGCAGCGCATGGGCGGAAATACCCAGCTGCTCGCTCTCCTGCTTCAGCGTCTCGGCATAGGCGAGCCCGCTGGTGATTACCTCCTTCGTGACAGCGACGACAGCCGCAAGCGATGCGGCGGTTGCGATGCCGGCAACCGCGGCCGTGCCGCCGGTTGCCGCGTAGAATCCAGACCCGCGCGCGAACTGCTCCGCGTCTTTCCCGAGCGACCCCTTGCTCTTGCCGGCCGCTACCGCCGCCCGCTCGATCTCCACCGCCAGCGCGCGCTTTTCCAGCTCGACCGCAATCTCGGCATCGCCCAAACCGGCGCGCTGCAACTGATTGATCAGGCGCAGTTCGGCGAGCTTGTCGCGGATGACCGCGGCGTCTTCCTTGCTCGCGAAGGTGAGAGCGGCCTGCAGCTTGGCGCGATCGGCCAGCATGTGGTTGATTTCGGCTTCTGCTCCGGCCGCATCGCCGCCATTGAGCACGGATAGCGGGATCGCGCCCTGGCCGGTGCGTTCACCCGGAACCGACGTGCTGGCGATGCGGCCGGAGCCACGGCGGACGCCGCCGCTGCTAGTCGATTGCGCGACCATGTTGCGGATGCGCCGGACAGCAGCTTCCTCGCGCTGGGCCTCGGCAATCGCGGCGTCGGCCTGCTCCTTGGCGGCCTTCTTTGCAGCGGCAGTCTCGCGGTTCGATTGGGCAACGGCGGTATCCGCGCGCGCCTTGCGGGTGCGGGTGACGCGCTGGGTCAGGCCCTCCTCTGCCGCGCCAATTGCGTTCGTGCCGGCCTTGTACTTCTGCCCCTCGGCTTGCAGGTCGAAGGTCTGTGCCTTGAGCTTATCGGTCGAGCGAGCGAATTTGTCGTGCGCGGCGGTCGCGCGATTGAAGTCGGCCTCGTACTTGTCGAGGTTCCGGACGATGAGGTCCGCGATGATGGCGTCGACAACCTCGGCCATCAGTGCAGAGTCTTCGCTATGCCAGCATCGGCCAGACGCTGCTGCCGGCGCTCGACGAATGCGGCCTCAGGTGCCTCGACTGGCTCCCGCTCAGTGCTGTGGCGATCGTTCCAGGTCCAGAGCATGCCTTGATATTCCCACCACGTCAGTTTGCGCGCTTCCGACGGCTGGACACCCATCATTGCGCAGTTGGTGAGGACTCCTGCCCAGTCGATTGTTTCCTGCGGGTTGGCCGGCTCGGCGCCGGCTCGTCTTTTTTTGGCGGGGTGTACCCCTCGATGAGCGCGGCAAGGATCGCGAAGGCGAGGGACCAGACCTGCGTCATCGCCATACGCTGGTCCGACGCGGTCAGAACGTACCGCTCGACGAGATCGTTGGCGCGCACCGGCGACACGGCGACGGGCTTGCCGTCGACTTCACCGGAGCCACCGCCGATCAGCCCTTGCCGGACGACCTCGACCAGCTCGGCGAATTTGTATTCCGCTAAGTCGGGATAGATTTCCCCGTTCTTGTAGCCGTACCGCCCCTTGATCGTCCGCGCATAGATCGCGCCGATGCCCGACCCACATTTCTGCTCGATCTCGGCGATCTGCCCCATGCCAAGCTTGAACGTGTAGACGCCGTCAGCGAAAGCGATGTCGACCCACGTCTGCACGGCGTTACGAGATAACGACGGTGAGCGTCGTCAGCTTCGGCGAGTTGGTGGCTTCGGCGAACGTCTCGGTCACCTTCACCGACTTGCTGCCCGCGGTCGCCCACGTCGCATGGATCGTGTTGGTCGCGTCGTCGTAGCTGACTGCGGTCGCGCCGGTCGCAACGATGCTGATTTCCGAGCCTGCGTGGCGGCCGGACACCACGCCCGACCACGGGGTCGCCGCGGTGCCAGTCAGCGGAGTCGCGGTGAGCGTGGCCAGCGTCGGCGCCGTGGTCGACACCCAATCGACCATACCATCGCTCTGCCAGGTGAACTGGCTGGTCACGTTCTGCTTATCGGTCGCGCCTTCCTGCCACTGCTGGAACAGGAACGGGCCTTCCCAATAGCCCTGGCTGACGAGGTCATTGCCGGGCTCGCCTTCGATGAAGCGATAAGGCAACGTGCGACCGTAAACAGCGCGGATGACGTTGGTCTGCGCGCGGTTGTGCAGACCCGTGCCGGACATGTTCTTTTCCTGGCTGTTCGCATTGCGCGACACCCACGGCACTTCCTCGGGATCCTGGCAGTTCGGGACCGCTTCGTCGGTCGTGTTGACCTGGTGCGTCAGGTTGCGGGTATTCAGCCCGCAAATGATGACATAGCCGGTGATCGGACTGCCGCCACCATCGAGCAGGCCAAGGGTCGTGACGTCGACCGCCACATCGAAATATCCACCTTTGACAGTGCTCGGAACGGTCATGTCTGCATTCCTCCGGGAAACGGGCGGAGGGATACGGCGCGACAGGTTGGCCGATTACGGCTGATCGAACAGGGGCTCTTCCCAGCACTGGCAACCCCACAGCGTGCCGGCGCGATCGTTCGGGGCGTTGCGCTCGCTGTAGACCCGATTGTCGCGGGCGACGTGATCCGGACGCGGGAAGCGGAGATGGGGTGTGTGATGCCATCGGAAGCGATCGATGCCGGCGGCGCGACGCCGTGATCGACCCATCGCGGTCACCAGCTTGTCGGTCTGGTCAACGCCGATGCCGAGACTGCGGCGCTTGGCTTTGGCCAGCACGTCGGTTGCGGTCGAGCTGGCGGACGTGGCCGGTTTCCGTGCTGCCAGGTCGCCAAGCAATCCCGACGTCAGGTCGTTCTTGACCTTGCGGCTCACGTCGTCCGCGAGACGGCGGGCCCATGCGACGGTATCCTCGATGTCGTTGCGGACCTCACGCGCGCCGGTGAGGTGCGACACGTCTAGTCCGGTCGCGGCCTTGATCCGCTGTATCCATTGTCCGCGGTGCCATTGCTCTACGTGGGCTGCGGCATCCGGCAGGCGGGCTTGAGCAGTCGTCACCGCAACCGCAATCCGCTCGCCAGCTGCGTCGATCGCGCGGAGAAGCGTGCTCGCATCACCGGTGGCGCGAGCGGTCTCGTATGCGCCCATGATCGCGGCGCGCTCAGCCTGCCAAGCTCGCACGATCAGCACGAACGGCGCGGCCATGGACGAGCGCAGGCCCTCCGTCGGCTTGATCTGTCGGAACGGCCGCGGACGGACCCTGGCGCGCGCGATCATAGCTGGCAGGCTGTAGAGGGCGCCGACCAGCAACGCGGCGGCGATGATCTTCTCTGCCGTGCGATCGTCGTCAGGCTTAGTCGCCATCGGTCGTATCCCGCACCAGCTTTACCTTGAGCGCTTCGACCGACCCAACCATCGTCGCGAGATTGTGCTGATCGGAATAGCCGCTGCCAGTCGATCCATCGCGATAGACGTAGGCGGCTGCGACTGCTGAGAACTGACCGGCGCGGGCACGCTCGATGAGGTTTTCGAGATAATCGACGATGGATGCGCTGATGGGCTCGGGGTCGATGGCGATCAGGTTGGCCATGTCAGGAAGCTCCGGCTAGAAATGAGGCCGGGATCATTGCGGAATCGCCGTCGACTTCCCTATTATGCACACGCCTGCGCGTCGGAGGACCAACATCGGTCCAGACGTTGGCCGGGGCCTTGGTGATCCGGCAGCGCGGCAATCCGTTCGTTGATTGTTCAGGCATTGTCCGCTATGTCCATGGCGGAAGCCGCGGTGTTTCGGACGTGTACGGTCACGGGACTGCCACTGGCAGGGCATGTTGACCCGGCGGCTTCCACTTCACTTCTTCCTCATCGACTTCAGCGCGACGACTTTGCCGCCGCTGACCGTCTCGACGTAGCTATATTCGTGGCCGCCGAGGCTGGCGGTATATTCGAGCCGCAACCCCTTGGCGCTGCGAGCATCACCTTCCTTCTTAATGGAGTGGGCATTCTCGACGATCATCGGAATCTGCTCGAAATCGGCTTTGCGTATCGCGATTTGGCCGCGCGCCGCTTCCCGTGCCGGGTCGCCGTGCGACTTCATCACATGGCGGATATCGTCGCTGCGGATCTCGCGCTCGAACCCAGCGATATGCACGCCGGTCTTCTCCAGCACGGCGGCGGCATTTGCGCTACTCACCTTTCCAAGGGAGGTCGTGGATTTCTCTTTCGGAGATTGCATCGCGCGGCTGACGTGGAGCGTGATTGCTCCGGTCGCGGTCCATTCGCCATGTTCGTTCCGGGGTTGATCCGGGTTGTAGATGTCACAGAAAGGGAGGCCCGACTGGTCGTCCACCTCCCCATCGTTGGCGACGCGGCGAACGGGCGGCTTCTCGGCGCCGGTGGTCTGATCACCTCCTTCCGCTTGCAGTGCATTCGGATCGATCGGGTTACCGTTCGCGTCGACATCGGGCTCGCTCAGCGACGGGAAACGCTCGTCTTCCGCGATCTCGGCGAGTGCATCGCCCAATCCGGGAAGCCACGACCGCTCCTCAAGCGTGTTCTGCAGCGCCTTCTCGAACGCGATCGTCGGCAACGCATTGGTCGCCTGCAGCTTCTCCACGCCCTGCATAAACGTGAAGAACGTGGTCGCCTCGTCCTTCTCGGACTGCGACGACAGCGGCGCCCAATCGTACCAGATGGCATCATCGACCTTGCCGAGCGCCGAAGGGACCAGTGCCGCGTCGATCTGCGTCATGCACGGGCGTAGGTCGAGGTCTTGCCGGCCCTTGATCGTCTTGTGCCACAGCTGGATATCGGAATCGCCGGTCGCGTTCATGCCCTGCGGCGAGATGCCCCACAGCACGGTCGCGGGCATGTCGGCGGCTGCTGCTGCCGCGGTACGATACGCCGCCATGATGTCGGGCATGCCGGTCCACGTGACCTGCTTGTCGTCGATCCTCTCGGCGCCGGTCGCGCCGTCACCGCCATCGAGCCAGGACACCGAGTTGTTGCTTTCGCCCAACGCGAAGGCCTGCAAACGCTTGGCCAACTTTGCCTCGCCGTCAGCACCGTTGATCAGGTCGAGCAGCTTGGGGATGTAGATGCGCCGTAGTCTGGCCTGGCTGATCAGCGCCGCAAACCCCGTATCCGCGGTGTCGACGTTCTGGATCGCGTCCATGATCGTCTGAACCTTGGCCTGACCCCAGAATGCGGACCGCCAGTCGACGCCGACGATATCGGCAACCGGCTCACCTTTGAACGCGACGACGCGGGAGGGGTGGAAGCGGATGGGCTTGCTGGTCGAGGTCCCTTGCAGCTGGATCTCGTAATAAGACGGATGCCCAAACCACGGGTCGCCCCAGTTGGTGATCATCTCGCCCAGTGCGAAGCGCGACCGATGCCAGACGTGGATCGCCTTCAGGTCGCCGGCGCGCAGCTTCTGTGGATCGAGCGGATTGATCTGTTCATCGTCGGACCCGCCCACGTAGAGAACCATGCCGGCCCCACCGAGCCCGCGCAGGCATTCGGCGCGTCGGACCTTGTTGCGGAGGTCCAACCGCTTTTCCTCGGCCTCGAGCTTGGCGATGACGTCGCTGTCGGCCTGCCAGTCGCGCCATTCCCGCACCATCTCGGTCGCGGGCTTGTCGATCGCTTTGCGCATGACCCATGACCCGCGATAGGCCTGATCGATCTCGTAGTCGGTCATGAAGCGCGCGAAATAGCGGCTGTAGCTGCGCTGGTCTGTGGTGGTGCCCATGCCGGTGAGCATCGAGATCAGCCCGTCGCGGATCGGCACGACGTTGCTCGCATCCTTCAGGCGGACACTCTCGGGTCGGATGCGGCCGGACATGGCGGGGAGGTATGTCCACCCAGGTTGGACACGATTACGGCTAGTTCGGCGAACCGGTTGCGATATGCAGGTGCCCAAACACACTGGAGGACGCGATGCAGGACAATACGGCGATCACCATTATGGGACACCTCCAACAAATCCGCGACCAATCGCGGCGATCGGCAGATGCTTTGACCACGATCGCGGAGATCATGGCGAAGATGTTGGAGTTGCAAGAGGTGAAAAAGGGGTGACCGATCAGAGCGCCCCATAATCCGGTGCGTAGGTGCCGCCGAGCATCAACTCGGTCAGCGCCCAAACTCGGGCGTCGGCGCGGTCGGGTGATCCTTCGCCGATGTAGCCTGACGCGGTGATCGAACACATCTGATCTTCCATGTCCGGAAAGCTTCCGACGTGCGAAATCCGACCCTGTTCGTCCAACGCGGCGATTGGCTCGGCGCGTGCTACCTTGCCGCGGCTGGCAACGACCTCCTTGTAGCTCGCGTTCTTGTCGACGGTGCGAATGACGTGTTCGACCATCGCGCCGCCGAAATTGCGCTCGCCGACGATCCTGTCCGCGCCGAAGAATGCGGCGCACTCGACAACTCGCCTGCCCCAGCCTTCGGGCGATAGCTGGCATGTCCAGTCGCCGAGGACGTAGCCACGCCCGTCGATTCCCAGCCCCGCGGCAACAATGCCAATGTCGTCGCCGGCGCCGTTGCCCTTGGTGCCGGACGGATCGACCGCGACAACGACGCGCTGCAGCTCCGGTGCTTCCTTGATCCGGTTGGCGTCGAGCATATCGCGGGTCCACAGCGCTCCCGGCACGTCGTCGAGCAATTCGGCGTTCAATTCCTGGCGACCAAGTCGGGTGCCGGCATATCGCGCGACGATCGCCTTCATGAACGACGGCGCCAGGTTTGCCGCGTTGTCCATCGTCGAGCCCTTGGTGATGATCGTCCCTTCGTCGGCGATGATGTCCTTGAGAACTGGAATCGGCCGCGGCGTTGTCGTCACGAATACGCGTGGGTCGTCACCGCTGCGCATCGTGAATTGCAGCATGTCCCATGTCTCGCGGGCATAGCGGTATTTCGCCAGCTCATCGATCCACGCGGTGTCGAACTCCGGCCCGCGAAGCTGGTCCGGCTCGGTGCCGTTGTACCCGAACGCGGTCGCCCCGTTTGGCCAGGTCAGGCGGACGGGCTTATATCGAACCCGTGGTGCTTCGTCGGGCGGGCTGATCGTGAGCAGCCGAGAGACCATGACCTCCTCGAGGTCCTTTTGCGTCTCGGCCACCAGCGCGATGCTGCGTGCACCATCCTTGACCCGCTGCCGGATCCATTGCGCGCCGGCCTCTGTCTTGCCGAAGCCACGCCCCGCGAGCGCCAACCATGTCCTCCAATCACCGTCGGGCGCAAGTTGGTTGGGACGCGCCCAGAACGGCCAATGGAAACGAAGCGCAGCCCGTGTCTCAATGCTGAGTTTCGCCAGTTCCGCTTCCCGCTCCGACTCTGGCAGCGATGCCAGCAATTGAGCGGGTGAAAGCATCTGCATCTTCCTGGACCTTGTGGTTTATGTCGACGGCGCCGCTGTGTTCGATCTTGGTGGTGAACATGCCCAGGTGCTTGCCGATGTTGACGAGCGCGGCCTGCTTGTCGTGCAGCTTGACCTTGAGCGCTCCGTCCTTGGTCTGGCTGATTTCCGATATCGCCCCGACGATATCGTCGTCGAGCTCGTCGCTGTCGAACAGGCGGACGAAATTCGCCGCGCTGATCTCGACCTCGCCGGTTTCCTCCGCCCGCTCGATGTCCATGCGGGGCAGGTTGCCGGTCCACTTGAGCAGTTTCCGCATGTCAGCGAACCCGATCTTGGCCAGCTCTTTTAGTACCAGATCGGCCGTAATTTCAGTGCGGGCTGACCGCTTTGACTGGGCCTCAGCGACGGCCGCGGCCACATTAGGATTGCTTAGGAGCCTATGGGCTTCGACGGCGCAGACGTTGTCATCGCCCGCATAGCCAGCCGCACGGTAAGCACGGGCACCATTCAGGTCGATCAGATACTCTTCCACGAACCGCTGCTGCTTCGGGGTCACGTCCGCCCCCCAGCCCGACGTCCACAACGCTGAACCAACCGCCGCTCCGCCAACAACGCAGCCCCGCCAGCCTTGGCGATCAGCTGCCGCGTCACATCGTTCGAGCGCCCATAGCAGCGTTCCAGTGCCCTATGCCCACCCTTGAGGAACAACGCCCGGATCTCGCCCGGGTCGGTGTCTAGGATTGCAGCCCCGTTCATAGCTCGATCACTCCCTCATTCGATCAGAAGATTTATGGCGACGATTAGAAATGCGGTGGCGGCCAGTGAGCCGGCAACAATGGCGATCGCCATGACGATGCCCACGGCAGAGGCCATGATCGCCAATAGGCCGCCGGCAAATAGTGCGACCATGGTGGCCCCGGTTAGTTGGCGAGCACTCATAGCTCGATCACGCCCATGTGAGATTCCTTCGCCAGTTCGATGAATTCCTCGCGAGCCTGACGACCGGCGAGGTTCCAGGCCTGGACGATGCGCCGCATGGCTGTGTCGACGGGATCATCATCGACCAGCGGCAACCGATCCTGCGACCGGATGACCTTCACCTCAGCCTTGAGGGCCGCGGTTGTGAGCCGCTCGGTCTCCGCCTTGGACAGCAGTTGTTCCGCCTGGTCGTCGTCCGCGATCGCCATGACCGCGAGATGATGCCCGAACGTCAGCGCCTGGTGACGCTTTGTCTCGGGAAAGCGCCGGCAGGTGTCGACGATCGGCGCGAACCTATCGACGTCTGACCGGAAGATCGCGTTGGCTTCATCGCGGGCCTTATCCCCGAACCGCTCCGATCCCTCGATCAGCCAGTCTCCGATCAGCCAGTTGATGACGCGGGAGCTGGCACAGAGGCGACGACCGAGACTGGACCAGTCATCGAAGGTCTCGGTGTGGGGGAGGGCGAGGGCGAATTGGCCGGGAGGGGTGAGGGCGTTCATGGGCGGGCCTGCTGCATCGAGAGGGGGCAGTGTTCCCGCGTTCCCCTGTTCTGACACACGCGCGAAACCCTATAGCTTTGCCTTCTCCCTATTTCTTTTCCTTTAGAGCTAAAGGTGAGAACAAAAGGGCTGAAAGCCGCAGAAATCCGCGCGTTCCCACCTCTGTTCGCACCACGAAATCGGGGCAGGAACGCGGTGGTAACGGAACAGTGGGAACGCAAAAGGTCGCGGCTGTTCCCACCTTGAGGTGGGAACACGGCGTCAATTGCGGTTGGTCGGGAACAGATCATTGTCGCTTCCACCCTGATTTTGGTTTGCCTTTTCGTTCGCCGGGGAGCGCGTCGGGACGCTGCTTGTCACGGGTGAAACCCAGCTCCTTGAGCGCGTTACCGATGCGCATTTGAGCCTTCTTGTCCTTGCGCTCATGCGGGATGCCGAGCAGCGTCATCGCCTCGTCGTTGGTGATCCAGGTGATCGCGACGCCGCGTCGGGCCGATTCCTCGTCGATCTTCTTGCCGAGCGGCTCGGTCCAGGCTTCCGTTTCGCCGCGGTCATCCTGTTCGGCGCCGGCGACATTGTTCTCGTCGCCCTCGAGCCACCAACGCTCGCCTTCGCGGTAGCGGTGGAGAGCCTCAGCCCAAATCTGGTCACGACGGGCGTTGATCCCGTCGAGATCAACCTTGGTGACCTGGACCGGCCAATATCGGCGGTTGCCGGTGTTGTCGGTCAGGTAGCCGTCGCCTTCGGGATTGACCGACGCGATCATGATGCATCGCCGCGGCAGCGTGACGGACGACTTCGCGTAGGGCAGCACCACGGTGTCGTGGCGCATCGAGATCAGGCCCTTCACGCCGTTGTGATGGCTGCGGGCGATGGCTACGAACTCAGCGAGCTCGATGACCCAGGCGCCCATCATGTTCATGACCATGCGCTGGTGACTGTCGAACAGGCTGACCGATTCCCGGGTGTAGTCGCGGCCGAACATCGCGGCGATCGCCGACGATTTGCGGATGCCCTGTTCGCCCTCGAGCACGAGAACGGTATCGACCTGGCAACCGGGCTCGAGCGCGCGGGCGACGGCACTGATCAGCACCTTGGCCGAAATGGTACGAACGAACGGCGTGTCCGGCGCGCCGAGCAGCTTGTGCATCCAGCGATCCAGGCGCGGCGTGCCATCCCAGTTCAGGGTCGTGAGATATTCGACCACCGGGTTGAAGCGGTTCTCGCGGGCGACGCGATCGACGGCCGGCCGCACGTCACGGTCGGTGGGTTGGAATCCGACACGCTCGATGAGCAGCCGGATGTCGATATAGTCCGGATCCTCGATCGACCGGCCGTTCCATTCTGTCTGCTGCGTCAATTCGTTGAAGCGCAGCGCCTTGCCGAGGCCGTCGAGGTTGCGGAGATGCAGAATGAGATTGGTGAGGTTCCGCTTTGGGCCACGATCGCCCATCTGAAGCTGTTGCTTCCACGCGTTCAGTTCATAGAGTTCGGCCATCATGCGCGGCCCTCGACACGGGGGAGGCGTGCCTGGGCGAGCACGGCGCGATTGACGACGCGCTGCATATCGACGGGTACGGCAATCACCTTGGCATCGAAATCAGCCCAACGGACTTTCTTCGGGTCTCCGAGAATAAGCCCAGTAGGAATATCGCCTGTCCAGGTCGGCTCGGCTTGAAGGTTGCGGCGGCGATCGGCGCGCAGATGCCACCATTCCAAGCGGTGCAGCGCGATTTCCCGTGCCCAGGCTTTGGGGTCAGTAGTCACCGCAATGTGTTCGCGATGCAGGCGCGGGGATACATGGGCGGCGCGATCGTCGCCCATGACGTGCGCCGTGTTCGTTTCAGGATCGATCAGCACAACTTCATCGACCCTGTCGAGAAGGTCGCCGAGCGGCCGCGGTTGCGGCAAGGCAACGCCGAGATGCCAGCGATCCTCCCACATGATGGGGGCAAATCCGGATAGGGCGATCGCATTATGAAGCGGCTCCGGATTGAGATTTATCGCGCGGGCTTTCCAGCGCCTCGCCTTCGGAAGATTGGCGCGGGTAGCGCGCTCTGCCCGGCGCCAGATTGCTCCCGGACTATGGTCATCGAGATGCGCGTCGATGCCCGCGACAAGTGCGCGATAGCTGTCGGCGACAGGCTTAAGGTCGATCATGCGAGACCTTCAAGCTTGAGGGTGTTGCGCACGTCGTCGACCGATCGGGCGAGGATGTAGACGCCGCCGGCCGCGCGAACGGCTGCCGCGAAGTTGGCCTGATTCTCGCGCTGGCGATCCTTGCCGACCTTGGCCTCGATGCCCACGAAGCGGCCCTTGATGATCGCGATGACATCCGAGCTGCCGGGTAGGCCGTAGCGAACGGGACGATCGGTCTTATCGCGCAGCACCCCTGTATTGTTGCTCCACGCCATGCCGAGCGGGCTGACGGTGACGAGGATGTCGCGGACGAGGTCGCCGTGGGTCATGCCGCTTTCCGATCGCAAGGTGAGCAGCGCCAGGGTCCGGCGATACCGTTGCGGCTGAACGCAGGATGATGAACGCCGCAGTCGGCACAGGTCGCGGGTTTCCAAGCCTTGGCGGGCTGGGTGCGGACGTCGGGTCGCCTCATGCGGCCCTCCGTTGCCGGGCCTGATACCGGACCATTGCCCAGCCGGCTTTGTACCCACGCGCGACGGCGAGCCGCTGCCAGTCGTCGAGCGTGTGGCAGTCCCGTTCCTCGAGCCAGCGGGCGCGTTTCGCTGCCGAAGCATCAACCTCGACAAGCGCCCCCTCGACCTGTTCGACCTCGCGGGCCTGAACCGGTGCCGGGGTGCCGCACCCCGGGCATTCCTTCGACGGCCGGTAGACGCGGAAGCATTTCAGACACTGCCGGACGGGCGATTCCGATTTCTCACCGCGGCGCTTCTTCTCACGATCCTCAAGCGTCCATTCGCGCTCGTCATCGGGCAAGCCGTGGCGCAGGCTGTTGCCGGCATGGTCGAGGATGACCGCGCGATCTTTGCCAGGTGACGGACGAAGCGCGCGCCCGACCTGTTGCAGGTAGAGCGAAAGGGATTGGGTGGGGCGTAACAGGATCGCGGCCTCGATCGCGGGAACGTCGAACCCTTCGCCGAACAGGTCGGCATTGCAGAGGATCAGCGTTTCGCCAGCAACGAAGCGGGCGACGGCGGCATCGCGGTTGCCATGATCCATCTGGCCATCGACATGCTCGGCGGGGATGCCAGACGCATTGAATTGCGTGGCGATGTGCTGACTGTGCTCGATCGATACGCCGAAAGCGACGGCGCGCTTGCCCGGGCAGAACCGGGAATAATGCTGGACCGCGTCGCCGGTGATCGATGGCTTGTCCATGACGGAGGCGAGTGAGCGCTGCTTATAATCGCCCGCCTGCGTCTCGACGCCGGACAGGTCAGGCTGTGACGGCGCGAACAGCCGGTAATTCGACAGCGATCCGGACTCGATGAGGTCGCCGACGGTCGGGCCTTGGACCATGCGGCCATACCAGCCACCAAGGCCACGCCCATCGAGGCGCCAAGGGGTCGCGGTCAGGCCAAGGACGTATGCGTTCGGGAAGCGGGCAAAAATCTCGGACCATTGCGCGGCGCCGATGTGATGCGTCTCGTCGAACACGATCATGTCGGGCGGCGGAAGATGGTCGAGGCGACGCGCGATCGTCTGGATGCTGGCGACCTGGACCAGCGCGTTCGGGTCGGACGCGTGCCCGCCGGCAATGATCCCGTGCGGGATGCCCATGTCGTAGAAGGTTTTGGAAGCCTGGCGGATAAGCTCGCGGCGGTGCACCAGCCACCAGCACACCTTGCCGCGCAGCTGCGAGCCGTTGACCATGAAGCTGCCGAGGACGGTTTTGCCACCGCCGGTGGCGAGTTGGACCACGACCTTGCGCTCGCCTTCACGGAACGCGGTGCGGCAGTCAGCGACGATGGTTTCCTGATAGGGGCGTAGGGTGACGGTCACGCCGCCACCCTCCGATGATCGCACATGCCGCGCGCACCGCAACGACCGCATGGCACGTCGGGAAGCCTGGATCGGACCTGGAGACCGCTCGCGCCATGGTCGAAGCCAAGGCCTATGAACCGGTCCAGCGCGCCGGGGCCACGACCCCAGCCGATCATGCTGGTTTCGGCGTCATCAACCTCCGCCACCGTCCGATGCGGATAGGGAAAGCTGCCTTTCGCAGCGCGGGCGGTCATGCTGCCTCCATCGCGTCGAGCAGACCGCCGCGGTCGCCATCGATGCGACGGCGAGCGATGTCCGCGTATGCTGGGTTCAACTCGATCCCGATGCAGTTCCGCTGCAGGCGGTCAGCGACCATCGCGGTCGTGCCGGCACCAAGGAAGGGATCAAGGACCGTTCCGCCGACGGGGCAACCGGCGAGGATCGCGCGGCGCGCCAGCTCGGTCGGAAAGGTTGCGAAATGCGCATCCCGGAACGGCTCGATCGCCATTTCCCAAACATCAAGCGCGGCGGGCTCGTAGTTACGCAGGTACCGACCTTCGCCGCGCGGCGTGTTCGCAATTCCGGTGTGATTGATGTGGTCGACATGCCGAGGGTCGACGGTGCGCGTCTTACCCTTTTCTCTACCCTGTCGATGGTGCGAGCCGGGGCCGCCGGGGCCAGTATCCCACCCATCGGGGGCTTTGATGCGGCGGCGCTGCGCTTCCGGGATCGCTTCGCCCAACGTGTGGCGCCCGCTTGTTTCCCGTCCTCGCGTTTCTTGGACTGAAGTCCGGCCCTGCAGGACCGCGTTGGCGTCGTAGAACGTGCCGATATTCAACCACCGGGCGCCAACGCGGTCCGGGTCAGTAATCAGCGGACAGCGCTGTGACAGGTCCGGCGCAAACGACAACTCGCCGGTATCACGGGCACGCCAGATCGGCGCGTCATCGGACTTCGCCAGCCAGAATATCTTTTCGTGCGCGGTCGCGGGGCGCTGCGAGCCCGACGAGTCGGGCATGGGGTTGGTCTTGCCCCAGATGATCTCGGCGCGAACCCACCACCCGGCTTCCTGCAGCGCTATCGCGAGCCGGTTCGGGATCATCAACAGATCCTTGGGCTTGATGCCGCCACCGATGGTGCTGCCGGGCTTGTCCCGGAACGTGCGATCGTCGCCACTCAATTCCTTGGAGTCGGCGGCGGATCGACCGTTCGGCGTGGTGGCATAGCAATCGCCATAGTTCAGAAAGAGGCTGCCATGCGGCTTGAGAACGCGGCGCACATCCTCGAAGACCGCAACAAGCCCCTCGAGGTGCTCGGCTAGCGTCGGCTCCATGCCGATTTGCCCTTCGACGTCGTAATTGCGGAACATCCAATAGGGCGGGGACGTCACGCACAAATCGACGGAATTATCGGGCAGCGTCGCCAGCTGCTCGCGCACGTCGCCGATGAGTATTTCGACGCTCACGCCGCAGCCCTCAAGTCCGAGATCCGCGCGAGCCAGTTCCCGGTCGCGCCATGCAACTGCCGGATCAGAGCCTCCGCCCCGATCAATTCGGTATGCACGATGCTGCGACCGCCGGGGCTTTCGGGGTGCTGGGCTTCCTGCAGCCAGAGCATGAGTCGCGCGATGAGAACCGAAGCGTCATCGGTATCGCAGACGGCCTGCTCGTCGACGACGCGCTTGCCCTTATGCTTCAGCCAGTCGTCGAGGATCGTTTCGTCGATATCGAATGCCCGATCGATCATATCGAGGCCAGGAAAGCTGCCGTTGATCTGGCGGCGCAGAGCCTCGCCGGTCATGTCCATGCGCTCGGCGAACGCGGCCTTTCCGCCGCATGTCGCGATCGCACGCGCCCAGCCCACCATCAGCTTGGCATGCAACTCGCCTTTGGTTAGCGGGCGCTTTTGACCGACGACTGTTGTGCGCTGCGTCATTTAGAGACGCCTCCGAAATGAGTAGCCCCAATCCCAAGCGCATCGGCGTGCTCGTCAACGCCATCGTCGAACGGATCTCCGTTGCGGGTGAGCCAGACAAAGCCGATGACCGCGACGATCGCGAGGGCGAACCACGCGGCAACGCCGCATGCGAAACCGATCCAGAACATCAGCGCGTCTCCGGCGGTGTGGGGTGAGTGGCGGGAACGACACCCGCAAAAACGGGATCGGGATGGCCGCAGACCGGTTCGTCGCAGGCCTTGCAGCGCGCGATTGTGTCGGTGAGGCATCCGCGGTCGAGGGCGCGTTGCCATGCGCCGGGTTCGGACTGGGTGTCGATCATGCCGCGGCCCTCGGGCGTGCTATGAAACAAGCCTTCGAGTCGGAGGGGGACGTAGCATGGTAGGTATTGCCGAGATCAGCGCCGGTCTGAGTAGCCTGAACGTGATCAAGGGCTTGGTTCAGGGACTTGATGCGACCCGAAAGGCGGTGATCACGCAGGAGATCAAATTGGAGCTCCTGGATAAACTCCTTGAGGCGCAACAGGCGCTCTTTGCGGCACAACAAGCCGAAGCCGACAACGTGGCGCGCATCAAAGACCTTGAAGCCGAAATCGCTCGCCTGAAGGACTGGGAAGGAGAGCGGATCTATTATGAACTGACGCGAATACAGGGTGGCGCCGTCGTTTACATGGCGAAGCCGGGTAAGCGCGGCACCGAGCCGCCCCACTGGTATTGTACGAATTGCTTCGGCGATGCGAAGCGCTCGATTCTCCAGCCCCAAGGCGAGGCGGTGAAGGGTAGTGGAGAAGGGATTTGGGCCTGCCCGGTCTGCAAAACCAAAATCACCACACATTGGCGCTCCCGACCCCAATGGCCCGGTGAGGCGGCCTAAGTGTTCGGCGCCGATCATGCCGCGACCTGCGGACGCTTCGTCGGGAAGTCCGCGGCGGTAAGGCCCTTGCCCTTTCGCGCGGCTAGATCGACCAGCGTCGGCACGCGCCAAGCCGGGACAAATCCGGCGCGCTTCCAACTATGGACGGTGGTAAGGGGGATGCCGGTCTCGTTAGAGATGACCGTTGGGCCTTCCAGCACCTCGTCGATGATGTCGGGGACAGTGCGCATTTCGGCGAGATACGCTTTTCGTAACATCCGCGCAAGAGGAATGTTACGATGACCGTAATGGCGCTCGCTCTGCGAATTCCGCAGAACGTGGGGGTGTTTACCCACGATGAGATTCTCGACGAGCTGATCGCTCAACTCGCGTCCGGCCGGATCAAGGCCGTGGACGTCGCGCGCGCGATCGGTCAGCCGGCTCCCAGGGTTTCAGAGATCAAGAACCGCGCCAGGCGCATCCAGCCGGATGAAATGAAGCCGGTAGCGGAATTGCTCGGAATGGTTGATGAGGCGACACCGGTGCCGCCGCTGCCTAGTGAAGAGTCGATCGGCCGCCTGTTGCAGGCGCTGTTCCCATCGATGCCGAAGACTGACGACCTTTCGGACCGAGCCGCTTCAGCGTTAGCTGTAGCTCTGCGACATGGGCTTGCGACTCTTCCAGATCCCGCCGCCACTGACCCATCCGAGAGTGACCTTGCGGCGGCCGCTCGCGCAGCAGTGTTTCGATATCGCGAAGTCGGTTCTGCATAACCATTCTGCACATGGCGCAGTCCAAATAGCAGGGCGAACAGCCCTCGTTGCACTCGGGGTTCGGCAGCTCAACTCGGCGAGTCGCGTCGGTCATGTTCTATTTATGTTCTAGAATTTCCAACATCCATAGGAATTTTCCTAGAGGATCCCGCAGGTGAGGTTGCGGGCGTTACGAACGATCCATAGGATCGCCGGGCAGGGGAAAGCACCATGAAGCAGTGTCCAGATTGCGCCGAGGAAGTTCAGGACGCGGCGAGGGTATGCAAGCATTGTGGCTTCGACTTTGAGCGCGGCCGCAACCCCAGGACCACATCGGGCGATGTTGCGGGATGCGCTGTGTCAGGGTGCGTCCTTTGGATCGCGCTTCCGATCCTGGCGATATTGATTCTATTGGTCATAGCGAAATTCATCCCGGCCTGACCGTCCGTCCGGACAAATAGTTACGAAAACCGTATTGACATGGTGTTACGGAAAACGTAAACAACGCCCATCGCCGATCCCCGGCGCTGGAGCAACCGATGGCAACCGCCGCCCTCAATACCCAGCCGCTGCACCCCGAAACGCAGCGCCTGCTCGACGCACAGAACTGGACCGATGACGCCGCGGTAAAGCCGCTGTTCTCGGCAATCGCGGCATTGCTGCCGGTGGGCGAAACCCTGCGCGAACTGTCGGCGTCGCGTCCTTCGATCAATCGCTGCTGCGGCGACGACATCGGTGGGCTGACCGTCGTCTCGGAAATGACCGGGCGGGTGAACGAATGGCAGAACCGGTTGCGTCCCAGTGGTGCGGTCGCGTCGATCTGGGAAGAACTCGACGCGCTCCGGTCGCGCTGGATTTCCGCGCGGCTGACCGTCGAAGGTCTGCGCTCTGACATGCGGGACGACCGCTGGTTCGATCGCAAGACGGAACTCGAGGACGCGGCGGTCACCGTTGATGCGGCTTGGGCTGCTTTTCGGCGGGGAGAGGGGTGATGGCGGGCGTATTCCACTGCTCGCCGACCAACAGCACGCACTTCACTCGGTGCTGCGATACGGCGATTTGTGATTACCAGCGCTGCTGCCCGCGCTGCGGCGAGCCGGTGTATCCGCATTATCACAAGTCCGGCGAAGACGCCGACGAGGACAATTACACGGATCACTATCGATCGATGGCTCGCCATCGGCAAGCGATGGGGCGGTAAGAGATGGCCACCATCTATGCTCCGACGAACTCGCTTGCCCGCTGCTCAGTCTGCGGCCTCCAGCGGCAATTCCACTTCAAGAGCGACGTCCCGCGTTCGGCTGACCGTGATCATGAGTTCGTGGCCGAGACGATCGACGATTTCGAACCGGGCGATCTGACTCCGGAGCAGTTGGTCTACGCCATCGCCGGAGACTCTGGACGGTCGCACCACCTGACCAATGCCGAGCCCGTGTCCGACGAAAGCTGGGACGAGGCGAGCCGCTTGGATGTGCGCGTCGAGGCTTGTCGCGCCGAATTGAAGGCCCGCGTCCGCGCCGTGTTCGGTGTCGATTGGGATGACCTGATGGGAGCGGTCGAATGAGCAAGCTCGCACACAGCACGCTGGATTATCGCGGCTGGTCGATCAGCTGGGACTATGGCCAATTCACGGCCACGGGTCCCGACTACGAGCCCGATTACAACGACGAGGATGGCTTCTTCAATCCGCCGGGCGCGCAGATTGCGTACGGACGGACGCTCGAATCCGTTCGCACCGAGATCGATGCTTGGTTCGCCGAGCACGGAGGTGCGGAATGAGCGCGGAGGAAACCACCGCAGCATCGCGCGCCGCCATCCGATGGATGAAGGATCACGGCGGGGATGCCGCAGTTGTCCGCGTCAATGGCGGCGGCCGCTATATTCTCGCCCAAGGCGAGCAGGCCCCGTTCCTGCCTTCCACATGCCGCGCCCTGATCGACGCTGGCCTCGCGGAATACGTCGATCAGAATGGGCGAAAATCCGTCCGGTTTCGCCTCACGGACGCGGGGAGGGCGGCATGAATCCGCTCCTATACGGCGCCAGCATCGCGATCCTAATTGCCGCCCTGGGCATATCCCTCGGCGCGATCGCCGCGACCGTCTGGCCGAACCGCCGCAAGATCTGGTCCGCGTTGCGCGGGCAGGGGAGGGTGTCGTGACAAACGTCGTCAATCTCAAGCGCTTCGTCTGTGACGTCTGCGCGCGCCGTTTCAAAACCGCCGCCGCGCTCTCCGACCACCAGCGCGACGCGCACGACATTGCGATCCCGCATGTGATCATCCCCGAGCCGGAGGCTGATCCTTGCTGCATGGAGTGCGGCAAAGTTGCGCGGTTGGTGAAAGGCGATGCGATCTATCCGCATCGGGCGGACCTATTCGCACGCAATTTCTGGCTGTGCGAGTGCGGGGCCTATTGCGGTTGCCACGGTGTGACGACGCGACCGCTCGGCTTCCCGTGTGGCGCGGAGACGCGACATGCCCGAAAGAACGCGCACGAAGTTTTCGACCCGATCTGGCGTTCGGGAATGATGCGGCGGGCGGCCGCTTACGCTTGGCTGGCTGGACAACTCGGGATCACTCGCGAGGAATGCCACATCGGGATGATGACCGCACATCAGGCGCGGCAGACCATGCTTGTTGCGCGGTCGTTCCGGTTCGCTGGCCGTGAAAGGGCGCGGCGATGAACGCGCCGGTGAAATTCGGCTCGGTGACCTATCACCGCGATCTGATCCAGGGCTCGGACGAATGGCTGCAGCAGCGTTGCGGCTTGCTCACAGCGTCGGAGATGAAGCTGATCCTCACCCCGACGCTCAAGCTGGCGAACAACGACAAGACTCGCGCGCATGTCTTTGAGATCGCAGCACAGCGGATCACGCAATATGTCGAGCCGCACTATGTCGGCGACGACATGATCCGCGGTCACGATGACGAGATCGAGGCGCGCGAGCTCTACAGCCAGAACTATGCGCCAGTGGAGCAGGTCGGTTTCATCACGAACGACAAGCTCGGGTTCGTCATCGGCTGTTCGCCGGATGGACTGGTCGGCGACGATGGCGGCATCGAGTGCAAGTCGCGCCGGCAGAAATTCCAGGTGCAGACGATCGCGAGCCAGGAGATGCCGGACGATTTCATCATCCAGGTGCAGTCCGAGTTGTTCGTGACAGAGCGTCGGTGGTTCGACTTCATCAGCTATTCCGGTGGCCTGCCAATGGCGGTCATCCGGGTTGAGCCCGATCCCGAATACCAAGCCGCGATCAGAGCGGCTGCAATCGAGTTCGAGCAGCGGGTGACCGACGTGATCTCCGATTACCGGTCGTCGCTTGCTGCCATTCGCCACATCCCGACCGAACGCCGGGTGGAACAGGAGATGTTTGTATGAACGACATGACCGCAGTGATCGTCCCGAAGTCAGATCAGCTAAATAGCGATGACCTGATCAGCGGCCCACGCACGATCCGCATCACCGGCGTCTCGATCCGGCCCGGCACCGAACAGCCGGTGTCGATCCATTTCGACGGGGATAACAACAAGCCGTGGAAAACGTGCAAGAGCATGAACCGCGTGCTCGTCCATGCCTGGGGTGCGGATGCGACCGCCTATGTCGGCAGGTCGGTGACAATCTACCGCGATCCCGACGTGAAGTGGGGCGGCATGAAGGTCGGCGGGATTCGCATCAGCCACCTCAGCAACATCGAGCGTGAGATGGTGATGGCGCTGACCGAGACGAAGGGCAAACGTACGCCGTTCATCGTCAAGCCGCTGGCCAATGCGCAGGCCGCAAACAACGGCATCGCGCAAACCCCCGAACTCACGATCGACCAGGCGCGCGCCGATATCGCAGCCGCGCCCGATCTGGCCGCGCTTGAAGTGGTCTGGCGTCGCAAGTCGATGGCTCCGTTCCGCGACGAACTCAAGGACGCCCTCGATGCGCAGAAGTCCGTGCTTTCGTTCGAACCCGAAGGCCGCGCCGACGCCGACCACGGCGATCAGCGCGATGGCTCGGTCGCGGGCGATTTGAGTGGGGACGAGTGATGCCAACAGGATACACCGCGGCCGTTGCAGACGGCACGATCACAGAATTAACCCCCTTCGCGATGCAGCTTGCGCGCGGGATGGGTGCGACCGTCATGATGCGCGATGAACCCTGGGATACTCCGATCCCGGAGCGGTTCGAGCCGTCGGCCTATAATGCCGATCGCCTTGCGGAAGCGTGCGCTGAGCGCGACCGCCTTTATGCAATGACCGATAGCGAGGCCGAAAAGGCAGCACTAGTCGAATACGAGGAGGACTGCGCGGCGCGAGATAAGTATTTCGCTGACAAGCGAGCGCAGCGCGAACGCTATGACGCAATGATCGCCAAGGTGCGAGAGTGGCAGGGCGCTCCAGAAGGCATCAAGGAATTCGGACTTGAGCAGCTAGAGCGCGGTCGTGAATTCGATTGCGCCGAGCCGTTCACATACTGGAAGGACATCGAGCTTCTCAGCGGTGCCGATTGGCGGCGGACGCAAATCGAGAAAGTCCAGAAGGACATCGAATATCACACGGTCGAGGACGCCAAAGAGCGCGCCCGGACGGAAGGGCGCAATGCATGGCTCGCGCAGCTTCGCGCGTCGTTGGAGGCCGCATAATGCGCACCTATCGCGACTATTGCCGCCCCGCCCATCAGGTCCAGCGCACGACGAAGCGGCCCGGCGACGTCATCCTTCACCGCGTCGACCAGGCCGCCGAGCGCGTGCCGGGCGAACAGCGGGTCGTGCAGATGCGGGGGCGGGGGTGAGCAAGCTGTCGCCTGCAATGATGCACGTGATCGCGCGATGCTCCACGGTCGAGCGCTGGGATCGATCCGGGCGGACGTTCGGTCGCCAATGGCCCGACTTGGTCGCGGGACGACCTCGCGCGTCGTATGTGACGGTCAAGGCGTTGATCAGCCGCGGATTGCTGTATCGCGACGACGAAGGCATCGGCCTCACGCCGGATGGTGTTCGCGCTTGGATCGAGCTTCCAACCTCTGTCAAAACGGCAGCGATATGATGTTCTCAGACCTCCCACCCCCGTTCACCTGCCACGTCGTCCATGTCCGTGACGGCGATACCTGGGATTGCGCCGACGGCGTCGTTGTCCGACCCGCGCGCATCGATGCGCCGGAAATGCCCGGCCACTGTCGTCCCGGGCGCCATTGCGCGCCAGGCAACCCATTCGAGGCGAAAGCGGCTCTGATCGAGCTGATCTACGACAAGGATGTCTATTGCACGCCGGTTAGCGCTTCGCCGCGGGGTGGGTCTGCCTATGACCGCGATCACAGGATTGTCGCGCGTTGCAGTATCAACGGGGTCGATGTCGGCGAATATATGGTCGCCGGCGGGTTCGCGATCGAGTGGCCGCATAAATGATCTACACCGATCTGACCGCATGCCTGGAAAAGGCCGCGCGCAATGACCAGCGGGCGCATCTGACGACCGAGATGGTGCGCGCCTTGATCGCATCCCCGGCATATCGGATGCTGACCGCTGCCGCCACCAAGGAGCTTGTCGACTCATGGGCCGACGCCGATCAGAGCGAAACGCGACCGAAGCCCAAGCGCGGGTCCAGCTCGGACAATTCTGGCTCGACTACCGGGCCGACAGAAACGACTGGTGCATCTGCTGGTACGATCCCGAGGCACGTACACGGCGCCGCAGAAGCACGGGCATTGGAGCAAGCGAGGGCATTGAGCCGCCCGAGGCCGCGCGCGAAGCACTTGCACGGCACTATCTCGAATCCAGCCGGCCGGCCGAGCCCCAGGCAAAAGGCGACGCCGTAGTGGCCGAACTGATGACCATCTGGCAGCGCGATCATGTCGCCAAGAAGGCGGCGCCCGAGCGATATGCCTATTCGGTGACGCACTTGCTCAGGTTCTTCGACGCCGAGCGCCGCGGGGGTCGGGTTTCCGGCGGCGTGACTGTTGCCGACGTCAATGCCAAGTTCGTGCGCCGGTTCATCGATTTCCGGAAGCGTGAAGGCGTCGGCGGTGCCACGATCAGCCGCGACCTCGCGGCACTCCGCGGCGCGCTCAATCATGCCTATCGCGAAGAACTGATCGAATCGGCCCCGTTCGTGCCAGACATAGATCCGCGCGACAAAGCCAAGCCGCGCGAGCTCACCTATTCGATGGCGCAGGTCGCGGCATTGCTTGAGGCGGCTTATGCGACGCCCGAGCGCTTCCACGTCTTCCTTTACACGCTGATCGCCCTGTCGACGCTCGGACGCTCCGAAGCCATCCTTGAGCTCGACGCCGACCGCCAGATCGACCGCGGGCTGATCTACTATTTGGACCCGGATCGCGACCAGACCGCCAAGCGGCGCACTATCGTGCCGATCGCGCCGACGCTGGCGCCCTGGTTGGATGGCATCGAGGGCAGGGTGATTCGCTACCGGGCGCCGATCGCCGAACGGAACTGGCGCAATCCCGGCGTCCCGGAATTTATCGAGCGCGATTGCGAGGACATCGGCAAGGCGTTCGATGGCAGCTTGATCGCCGCCGGGATCACGCGCCCCATTCTCGACAACGCCGGCGATCCGGTGATGATGCCCCCGCGCCGCAAGATCGGCGAGACCGAGTCGCGCCCCAAACTGCGCGGGCTGGGAACGCCCAACACGCTGCGCCACACCGCCATCACCGAAATGCACGCTCGCGGTGTCGCCGAAGCGCAGATTGAGGCCGCCGCCGGTCACGTCGGCGAGGGCACGAACAAGCGCAATTACCGGCACTTGCGCCCCGATTATCTGTCCGAACTGATGGGCGCGATCGAGGACTATTGGGCTGAGATGAAGCGCTACACGACGGTACACTTACGGACCCAAAACGGACCCAAAGTGATCAGTTTGGCCGGTGCCCGCCAAGGGCGGTTTTTAGAAAGTGACGGCAATGCAAGTATTTAGGGCTGGTGGAGCTGAGGGGAATCGAACCCCTGACCTCTGCAGTGCGATTGCAGTTTCCGGTGTCCGCGGTGAGGTAAATCGCCTCGTTTCCGTGGGCAATGGTCCGGAACAGGGCAAGAACCTGCGGCAAATTGCGGACCCACTGCGGACCCAAGCCTCCCCTATTCCAGACACCCTGAATGCGGGAGGGTGTGAATGAGCGCCCTCGACCGGAAAATCGCTCAGTCGATGGAGATCATTGACGGCGCGATCGCGGAGCATGGGCCTAGCCACATGTTCGGGCTATTCAGTGGCGGCAACGACAGCGCTTGCTCAACCCATCTGCTTTCGCAGCACCCAAGCTTTTCACGAGCCGTGCGCATCGACACGACCATCGGCATCAAGGAGAGCCGCGACCACGCACTGGCCGTTGCCCGCGATTTCCAATGGCGCCTGCTGGAATACACCGCGCCGGTCAGTTATCGCGAGCTAATTCTGAAGCGTGGGTTCCCCGGCCCTGGTGCCCACAGCTACATGTACATCAACCTGAAAGAGCGCTGCGTGGATCGCTTGGTTCGCGAGCACAAGACCCGTCGCCGCGATCGCGTAGGACTGATCACCGGCGTCCGGCTATCCGAGAGCGAGCGGCGCATGGGTCATGTCGAGCCGATCAAGCGCGACGGTTGCCAGCTATGGATCGCGCCCATCCTGCATTGGGATGATGACGACAAGTTTGAGTACATGTCCCGGTATTCGATCCCGCGAAATCCCGTGACGGACAATCTCTGCATGTCTGGCGAGTGCCTGTGCGGCGCCTTCGCGAAGAAGGAAGAGCTTATCGAAATCGAGCTTCACTATCCAACTGCCGCTGCCGTCATCATGAGCCTTCAGGACGAAGCTAAAGATGCGGGCGTTCACTGCAAGTGGGGAACGCGGCCACCCGGCGCCCGGAAACGCCCCACTGCCGGCGGAATGCTCTGCCACACCTGCAACATCAAGAATGCCGTCCCTAATGTTCTCGCCACCCCCCTGAATGATGGGGAGGGGCTGTCATGAGCGGCATTACGCGGCGCCCAGACACGATGGACGGTGCTTACTGCCTCGCCGGCACGCGCATGCCCGTCGTCCAGGTCAAGCGCATCATCGCGGACGCTGGCATCGACTGGCTCAAGCGCGAGTTCCCTTGGATCACCGACGCGCAGATCGAAACAGCGCAGGCGTTCCGCAACCCCTCGAATGAGGGAGGCGCGCGTGGGTGAGCGTGTAGCAGCCCTTTATGTCGAAACGGGCGGGACGTATTTCGATCTGCCCGGCATCGATCCATGGGATGAGGCACGTGATGCGCGGCTGTATGCTGGCCCGTATCCAGTCGTCGCCCACCCACCTTGCCAACGCTGGGGCAAGCTGTGGGCCGGCCAGCCGCTTTTCATCAAGCGCACCGGCATTCGCAAGATCAAGGGCGACGATGGCGGATGCTTTGCCGCAGCGCTCGCCGCCGTCCGCAAGTGGGGCGGCGTCCTGGAGCATCCGTGGCAATCGCACGCATGGGCTCACTTCGGCCTGAACGCGCCTCCGCGCGAAGGAGGTTGGATCGCCGCGGACTTTGAGGGCGGTTGGACATGCTGTGTCGAGCAGGGGCGATATGGCCATTATGCCCGCAAGCCAACGCTGCTTTACGCGGCCGGCGTCGATCTGCCTGAACTGGATTGGGGTATCGGCGAATCCCGTCTCGATCCGGCTGTCATCGAACGCATGGGGCTCCAGCGGGCAAAGCGCCTTGGAGAAGTCGGTGCGCGTGGTGGTGGCACAGATAGCAGCCCCCGCATCGGGACGCCCGAACCCTTTAAGCAACTGCTGATCGGCATGGCGCGATCGGTGAAAGTACAGAGGCTCGCAGCATGACTAACCGGGAAACGCTACGAAGCCTGGCTGACGAGCCGTGCCGCGAGTGCGACGACAGCGGCTTTGTCGAGACATTCCACGGCGGGTTCTGGACCGGACACGCGATGCGATCGACGTATGCGATCTGTAGCTGCCCATGCGGTGATGACGTGCGCCGCGAGCGTGCCGCCACACCCCCTTCACCTTCCCCTGATATGGATAAGAAAGCACGGCCATGACCGACGAAGATTATCAGGATGCGATCGACAAAGAGTTCATGCTCGCGCTCGACCACCACGACAACGGTCTGGCGAATTGGGCTCGGCGCCTCTGGGATGGCGGTATGCCGATGGACGACATCGTTACCAACCTCCGTCGTGCCGTCCGCATAGCCGAAGTCACGCGCCGGCCCAAGGACGCCCGCCCATGACCTCCATACCCACCATAGCGTCCAAGCTGGAAAGCGCTGAGGTTTGCAGCGTCATGGTGATCGATCCCTATGACGGCTATGTGAAGCGGAATTGCCGTCGCCAAGTGTCGCGCAACGGTATGTGCACCAGGCATGCAAATTTGGCTGTCCGTGGGTACACGCTGGCGGATCGAGCAGCGGCACTGACCGCAGACGAATTGCGCGGCCTCGTTTCATACGATCCGGAGACGGGCGTCTTCCGCTGGCGGCGCAGAAAGCAGCAATTGGCCGGCTCGCCAGACGTGCTGGGCTATATCCGCATTCAGATCCACGGCAAGCTATTCAAGGCTCATCGGCTCGCATGGCTCTACGTCTATGGGGAATGGCCGAGCTTGACGATCGACCATGCCAATCGCATCCCCGGCGACAATAGAATTTCTAACCTGCGCATCGCGGACTGTTTCCAGCAAGCCCACAATCATTCCGACAATCGCAAGGGCAGGTCTTTGCCGCGCGGTGTGTCATGGAGCGAGCGCGACAAGAAATATCGAGCGCAGATTAGGTGCTTCGGACAGTCGCATGCCCTTGGGCTCCACGACGATATCGAGTCCGCCGCCGCCGCTTACAGGGATGCCTCGCTTCGTCTGCATGGCGAATTTTCGATTTTCCGCACCCACCTAGAGAAGGAAGCGAGCAAGTGAGCGAGGAACTGACGTTCACCTTCAACCGGCGCACCGTCGAGGATCAGGAAATCTACGTCAAAGCCTCAT